ATCGTTGTTGTACCCCCCCCGAAAACATGCCTTTTTTTTGGAGGCTTGGAATCGGGCGCTGCAGTTTTGCGCACCTCAACATGGTGTAGTCCAGTTTGTTGGACATGCTGGAACATGCAGTCTCATGCCAAGTGTATACCTCTAGCAAGGCAGATGTGCGCCTCGTACGATGCGTACGCAGACAGTCTTGCGAGTCTGCTACACAAGCATACGGTAGACATCACGAGGTTTACGTTTGAGGGTCAGAATCGTGTTCGTTTGGAGTTTGTGGGTGCGAAGCTGGAGCGTCCCAAGTTTCTGGAGGCGGACGGCACGTCGCACGAGGTGACTCCCGAAGAGTGTCATCTGCGCAATTTGACGTATAGTATTCCTCTGTATACAGACGTGCATGCGACAATCGGCGAGGACACGCATATTCTAAAGTCGGTGTATATGGGTCGCATTCCCCTCATGCTCGGTTCCAAGTACGATCCTAACCCTAACCCTTGCTCGTTCGATCCGGGTGGGTATTTCATCTGCAAGGGGACGGAAAAGTCGATTATTTTCCAAAAGGCGCACATTCATAACTGTTGCCTCACGCTGCATCGCTGTCTCAACGGCAACGATTCGTACGCTATTTGCTGCAAATCCGAGGGGAGCGGCGTGGCGGTGACGACGATCAAGTGGAACGGCAAAGCTACTGTGACGTTCCCCAAGCTCAAGCAGGAGATTACGGTGGGCACGCTGCTCTCTCTGCTGCCTGCGAGTTCCCTCGTGCAGCTTACGCCGGACGAAAAGGAGTTCTACAAGGAGAGTTTGGAGGAGATATCAGACGTGGTGCTGCAGGATACGTTCGAGCTTGGGAAATCGTCAGTGGAGCGTATGCAGAGTATGCTGGACTTTTGTTTGCCTCACACCAAGCACAAGGCGGATTTCGTGCGGCTGATGCTCAAGCAGTTGTACCGCGACATGCAGCAAAAGCGCTGGAGCGACAAGGACAGTCTGATGTTCCAGCGCATCGAGATGGTGCACGATCTGCTTTCGAGTCTGACGCACCACCTCATGCGCAAAATGACGCACACGATCTATCAGTTTCTGCATCGCAAAATGAAGGGTAAGGTCCAGAAGAATACGATTTTGCGTTTGATTCAGCGCACGACGACGCTCACGGACGGTTTGTGCTACGCCTTGGCGACGGGAAACTGGAACACGCCGAGCCACGACGGCAGGCAGAGAGTGGGCGTGGCGCAGCTTTTACAGAGAGGCACCGTGTACACGGCGATTTCGCAGCTGCGTCGCATTTCATCTTCGATCAAACCCGAACAGAAGCTGAGCAAACCTCGTTTTCTGCACGGCACGCATCGTGGTCGCATTTGCTACATCGAGACGCCCGAGGGCGCCTCTGTCGGTTTGGAGTCGCAGTTGAGCATCGGCGCCTACGTGTCGATCGAGACGCCCACACACTCGCTGCTGGAATTCGTCAAGGGCGGCGGCGATCGGCTGGTGCTCATTAACGGCGGCATCGTGGGGTATGGCGGCGTGGAGGTGGCGACGCGCATTCGATCCGCGCGACGTTCGGGTCAGATTTCCAAGGACGTGTCGGTTACGGTAGACTGCTCCACCGTCTGCGTGCCCAACATTAGTATTCGCACGAACAGCGGACGCATATGCCGTCCTCTGTACATCCTGCCCAAGAGGGACACGGGTCTCTCGTTCACGCAGATGCTCTCCGAGGGCATTGTGGAGTACCTGGACGTCTACGAGGAGAACACGATGCACATTGGCACGACGCACGCCGAGATCGATCCTATTCTCATGTTAGGGTTTTGCGCCGGAATCACGCCCTACTCGAACTGCAACCCTGGTCCTCGCAACACGTACCAGGCAGCGATGCTCAAGCAGGCGCAGAGCGTCAACTCGTTGCGGTTCAACGAGAGGTTTGATACCACCAACAACGTGCTGCACTACGGACAAAAGCCGCTGGTGTCCACGTCGGTGGAGCGGGTGTACGATCACGGTATTGGATTGACAGGGCAGAACGCGATCGTGGCGATCATGCCGTTCAAGTACAATCAGGAGGACTCTATCATCATGAACAAGGCGAGCATCGATCGGGGGTTTGGACGTTGCACGCAGCTCAAAACGATCAAGGACACACTGTGCCCCGACGAGACGTACGAGCACTTTCCGAGCGTGAACACGCTGGTCAAGAAGGGAGATACGGTGCTGCTCAAGAAAAAAACGGGGTATCGTCGCGTGGAAAAGAAGCGCGTGCCCTTCGAGGTGATCAATAAGGTGGAGACGTCGCACTCTGGCGTGGTGGATAAGGTGCTCGTGTACAAGGAGCGCAACGGCTCGGACGCGTGCAAGGTGCGCGTGCGGCGCCCCAAGGTGCCTGAGATCGGGGACAAGTACGCGTCGCGCAGCGCCCAGAAGGGTACCATTGGACTCGTGGTGCCCCAGGAGGACATGCCCTGGACGCTGGACGGTATTACTCCGGATATCATTTTGAATCCTCACGCAATCCCATCGCGCATGACGTGCGCGCAGATTATGGAGTGCATGAAGAGCAAGTACGGATGCTACGCCGGCTTGCAGGACGGCACGCCCTTCAACGGGGACAAGGCGGAGGATCTGATGGAGCTGCTGCACAACATGGGGTTCAAGCGCAACGGCACGCAGGTCATGATGAGCGGAATTACCGGTGAGCGCTTCCAGGTGCCCATCTTCATCGGACCCACCTTTTACCAGCGGCTCAAGCACAACTCTGCGGACAAGATCCACGCGAGAGGCAGGGGACGCAAGGACTTTCTCACGCGGCAACCCAACGAGGGGAGAGCCAACGGAGGCGCGCTGAGGATGGGAGAGATGGAGAAGGACGCGCTGATTAGCCACAGCGTGCCGCACGTGCTCGTGGAGAGACTCATGCACTCCTCGGACGCATACGAGATGAACGTGTGCGCGTGCGGAAGAACGCACTCGATACGAGGCGGCGTGTGCAATCGGTGCGACAGAGCCGCGCAAACCATGACGGTACCCTACGCGTTCAAACTACTACAACAGGAACTACAAGCCATGTGCATCGAAGTAAGACTCAATTAAAACTTTAATTTTTCAAATGTAGGGTTTCTAGTATATATACTCGGTATGTATTTCCCCTTGTGTAGTTCGAATTTGGGTACTATTTTTTTGAGCTGTTTGTACACTTGGTCTACTTTACTGGACACGACGCTGACGTCGATCCAGAGCTCGTCTTCACTGAACCTCAGTTCCAAGCGAGCGTCTTTGGCAACTTCTTGCAATTCATTAAATATGCGTAATACACCTTCCTTGTTGCACATCACCTTGAGCTCAAAGTTACGGCGCATGCACGCGAGTATAGGCATAAAGGGCAGAATGCGCGGCACGAAGCGATTGATATTGTACAGGTGCACGTCGGCTAGGTAATTCTCATCCGGTTCAGGGCAACAATAAATATCGGTTTGAAACCACAGACAGAACCGCGAGCAACAGTGAGGATCCTTATGACGTTTCCCGCAAATACACGCATTATGTATCATACTCTCTCCCGGATGCCTCTTCTCCCACCGTACACCGATCGCTTTTTCCCCGTGCAGGAACATTACCCGCTGAAACGCATCCTTCTTTAACCATTCTTTGATATCGTCTACTCGTACCTTTGTGTACTCTTTATTCTTTGCAAGATCTCGGAAACTCATACCAATCAGATATTTGATGTCTAGTTCTGTGTCGTAATATTCCACTCGTTCAATGTTGTCTGTGTCTATGAAGTGTACCTTGTAAAAGCACTCGTTGCTGGGTTTGCCGATATCCCCGCCGCTACCGTGGTTGTGCTGCGTGACCCATGCTCCGAGGGAGATGTTTTCCCAGGAGGGCATCGAGTGGAACGCTTTACCTTTTGATTTGTAGTGCTTGGCGATCCTTCCGATGGTCGTGCCGCACTTCCAGAAGGTTCCATCCTTATTAGAATATGTTCCAGTAAAATTGTAGGTGTGCACGCACTTTCCCGTCGGGATCTCTCTTTTCAGGTAGATACCCCACCCTCTTCCCAGCGGAGTGTACTCCTCTTGAAGCTTTTTGACCATGGTTGCTGTTTTGAACGGAGCGCGCGCGCGCCAGTGACCCGTACGGAGTCGCACTTGGAAGGCTTTGGTGCGCGTGAGCAGTGCTACGGTGAGCACTGCGACGGCTGGGATCCACTCTTCGAGTGCGGCGAGAGCGATGGCGGTGGGTATGAGAAGCACGACGATGCTTTGGATGAGAAAGTAGGAGCAGTACATTATTAGTTTCAAGTATAAGTAAATAAAGTCGATTTGAAATGCGTCCTTTATCTACGCGCGCGTTTAAGCTAGATGCGTCCTACGAGGATATCATGGTGAGCGTGGATACGCATAAGGAGTTGAAGGCGATGAAGCGCACCGTGATGGAGGAGAGCGTGGTATTTTTTATTTACCGCGGCGGCGAGGATACTGCGATGGTGATGATGAACGTGGACGGCGAGTTTTGCATGCACGTAGAAGACTGCTCCAAAGTAAAACGATTACACTCTGATCCTGATTTATTGTATGCGCTATGCTATGGCGTCTGAAACGCGGCGGTGACGCGCTGCGACGTGGTGTCTAACTCCATGGCGACTAGGTATATGGCGAGTGCGTAGGGCAGCAGCACGAGCATGTACAACATGTTTGCCTGACGGAGAACTACTAGCATACACCATAATGATACAAATGCACGGGGCGGTGATCCTGTCGCTGGTGTTACCCGTGTATGTGTGTGTGTCGTTCGTGGCGACCCAGCAGGCGCTCAAGCATCCGGTGGTGCACGACTTGGTGTACGTGTACTCGGAGTGGGCGGATGTCGGCGTGCACGTGGCGCTGGTGCTCGCGATGCTGCTGTCTTTGGCGACGCGCCCCGACTGGGACCTGCTGTGCCGTCGTCTGGCGGCAATGGGAATGCTCAAGGCGCTGGTGCAGATAGTGACGATCGTACCCTCGCCCGACGTGGACTACTGCAGAGGGGCGCCGATATGGACACTGAGAGCGTGCGCGGATATGATGTTTTCGGGACATACGGCGTTCACCTACCTCGTGCTCTACAGATGCAAGTACAGGAACCTGCTGACCTTTTTCATGGCGTTCGAACTGGTGATGGGAGACTGGCACTACACGAGCGACACGATCATGGCGGTGATCACTGGGTACGCCATCGAGCAGTATTTAAAGTAATATAATTTACTCAATGTGTTCAAGTGGTGCCGTATTGTTATTAATTATCTTATCTGTTCTTGTGTTAGTGATTGGACCATGCTTCCTATATTTTGAAAAAAAAAATAATTTGAAGAACTCATCAAAAGTAGCATTGGTTGGTTTTTTCATCGGTATTCTTGCTGGCATTGGTGGATTAGCTCTCAGTAATAACTCTGGATGTGATTCATCGTACGCAATTACTGCAACCGTATCTGCGAGTCTAAATTTCGTTGCTTTTGCTGTTTTAGGAATATACTCTTGTAAATTACCTTAGAGAATCATAACCAGCACTGTCCGCAAGTGGGTTCGTAGTGCGCCCCGACGCACACCGTGTCTGTTTCGTCTGAGATACGTTTGGTGAACGCGGCTCTTTGTCCGCATTTGCATCGTGCGGTTTGGAACGTGATTTTGTCCGCGATGGGAATGAGATCTAGTATTTTGCCAAAGGGGCGTCTCCTGTAGTCTCCGTTCAACCCAGCGACGACGACTTTCGGCGCGAGATGTTCTACGCCGTCGAGCGAGTCGAAGAACTGCGCTTCGTCGATGAGCACAGTGTCGCAGTCTAATCCTGTTGGCAGCGTGCTGCATTTCATGGCGACGGCGTGCACTCCATCGTGCGTGCGTACTCCAGCGGCGCGTGTGTCGTTCACGTGTGTGATGATGAGTGTTCTGCCCTGTTTGCGAGAGAGCAGTGTGGTGGTTTTACCGGCGTACATAGGACCTATAATAAGTTCAAGCATGATTTTATAAACTCCAATATATTTATGTATACACCATTACCTCACGCTTTATCGCACACTACTTTGCCTCTGCGCCTGCGTGAATCCTAATGGAGTTTTACAACTTGAGCTGCGCATGGCTTGTGTCATGTTGTCTCCGGTACATCCTACTTTCATGACGTCTTTTGCGTCGATACCTATGTACTCAGCAGTGCTCATATCGGCTTCTGCAGCAGCAAGCCACGAGATGTCCACATTGTCGAGTGCGCGAAGCATATTTTTGATCTGCTCTGGGGAGGTTTTGCTCGAATTGTCTTGTCCGTCTGTGAACACAACCATAAATTTTTCCCCTTCTGCGGTACCTGCGAATTCAATAGCTTCGCGCAAGGCGTCTCTGAGAGCTGTCATGCCTCTCGGTTTGATGGCGTCTTCTGGCAGCGTGTACTCCTTTGCGAGCGCGTTGTTGGCAATTTGTTTGTACTCGTGATCGAATGCAAAGATGGAGATGCGACAGTCTTCGCCTCGCTGCTCCGGAAGTTCCTTGATGGTGTTTTGTATGCTCGTGTAGCCTTCTTCTCCGAATTGATTCATGGAGCCGCTCCTGTCGAGCACGTAGATGACATGCGCATGGTTCGGCTTGGCTTTTTTGAGCGGCACAGGGGAGTCTTCCGAGCCAGAGCGCTTGGCGGGTGACGCGGTAGGTGACGCAGTGCGTGACGCAGTAGGTGATTCAGACATTTTTGTTCACATATGGTATGAGTAAATACACCATTATGCTATTTTCACACTATGTATGATAGGTTCATCCCCGGTAAGAAACACTTTGCCTTTTGGCGCGTATCCTGGGATCAGTGTATACTGTTTTCCGCATGACATGACGACGAATTCTCTCTTGCGATCCTGCTCGTTGGGCACGAGCAGAGGAAGATCGTTCTTGTACCAATCCGTATCCTGCGCAAAGAGCACCTCTGCGTACATCAAGTCGCCTTCAAAGGAGGAGAGCCGCCTGCGCTTTGTCGGAGCCGGCGAGGGGGATTTGCGTTTTTTGGTTTTTTTAGGTTGCTTAGGTTCCTTTTTAGGTTTCTTCGGTTCCTTTTTAGGTTCCTTTTTAGGTTTCTTCGGTTGTCTTGAGGGTTTCTGCAGATCAAAAATCCTTTCCTTGATTTCTTTGACTTTGCTGGCTTTTTGTTTCCATCCAGATTCTGGGTGCAGACACTCTGCGTTGTCGGCGATGCGGTGGGAGGCTTCGATGAGCTGTGCCTGCAGATCCTGGAACTCCTCGTAGGGCACGTGTCTGCGGAAACCGTCTACGATATTGCAGAGTACTTTCCAGTAGTCTTCGTCCCAGTCGTACCTCCATGCGCGCATGTTGCGAGGTCCCCACGAGATGGTGATGGCTTTTTTGTGCCCCGAGCACGACATTTCCCAGAAGGTTTGCGGCACGTAGTAGTGTTTCCACTTGGTGTAGGGGCGGTTGGGTTTCTTTCCTGGGCACTTGATCTCGATGACGCCCTCCTCGACGATTTTCTTTCCCTTGAATATGGCGTAGGTTCCGTCGGGGGACGCGCCAACGGATGGATCAGAGTGCTTGTAGAAGGGAGATTCCGCGATGTAGATATCGCCTAGCTGCTTGGGCGCCGCGTCGAGGAACGCGCAGATGGCGACGTCTTCGTGCTCTCTGCCGTACTGCATGTACCCCAGCTGCTGCTCGGTGAAAGGAGGTTTGGGTTTTCCCTCGAAGACTTCGGCAAAGTAGTTGTCGTACTCTTCTTTGTCTTTGATGAAGCAGAAGGAGCCGAGTTTGGATCCGGTGAGCCTGCCTCGGCGCTGTTTGAACCACTCGTCGGTGAGTTGTTCGATGCCGCCTACGAGGGGTAGAAAACGTTTGTGCATATTTTAAAAAGTATCGGTTTACTTATAATACACCATCATTTACACGCTGCGCCTATGCCAATCATGCCAAAGCAGTAGATGGGCAGCAGGATGAATCCTAACGTGACGCACTTGAAAGGCAGCCACATGAGGTACTGGAACCATCTGAACAAGCAGGATCGTTCCGCGCGCTCTTTCAAGTTCTTTCGGCTCTGTGCGTGCGTGACGAAGAGGTTGTCGTACACATCGACGGCTTCCTCGATATTATGCTCAAAGTACATGCGCTCGTACTCGTTGTCCAGGTTTTGCAGGAATTCTAGTGCCACGCTGTTGAAAAGCGCGTCGATGAGGTTTGGATTGATGTACACGAGGTACAGGTTTGTCACTTGCACAAACAGCGTAAACGCATGTTCCTGAAAGGTGTCCAGCGTCACGATGGTGGACGCGGAGGAGAGCACTTTGTGTTCGGGAGAGGAGTGCGCGTTGTCGTACACGAAGAAGGAGTGCACAAAGTAGATCATGGCGATGGAGATCATGAGCAGTTTTTGATCGAGAGTGCCGCCGCCGCACGTTTTGACCTCGTGATCGTTCATGACGATGGCAACGAGCATGAGCCACTGCGCGACAAACACAAAGAGAGGCAGACAGAAACGGCGCGCGAGCATCCGCGAGTAATCTTTATTGTTGCTGTGGCTCAGGATGTATCGTGTGAGGGAACACATCCCGAATCGAGTATCTCTGAGCACTGCGTCCCTCTTTTCCTCGTCTGTGAGATCCAGCAGCTTGGTTTCGACATGTTCGGGTTGGATACGAACCTCATGGCAGCTCATCTCTGGGGGTCCATGTGCTGTGTAACTACACCATATCCATGTGGATTGTATCCAACTAGATTGTATCCGACTGGATAGTAGAGTTGTACTTGTACCCCAGTCCAAAAATCTGTTTGGTTTTGCCGCGTGTGTAATCATAGTTGTATTTTGTGTAGATACTGCTCCATCGCTTCATCATATCGATCGTCAACACCTCTCCGGCGCATCTGCGGTAACTTCGTCCGAACGCCCAAAAGTAGTCCTGCTCCAGAATCTGCGTGCCGTTGGCGATCACGGCGTTGTCGACTGTCGTGGAGGTTAGCTTTCCTTTGAGCGCCGGACACTTTGTAAAGTCGCCTGCAGTGTGACTGCCCTGCATGATAGACTTTAGTGTGTGCAGCACGTGCGTAGTTTCGTCGACGTCTTTGGGCAGAGTGCCGTCTTTGTCCTTGGAGCTTATGACGAACGTGGCGACAGGGTTTTTGCGCAGATGTTCGTATATAGCTTTGGCGTCACTTTGGATTCCTTCTTCAAGAAGATGTTCCATGAGCGTGGTCCACTGCATGGTGAGCGCAAAGATGTTGTGCAGGTACTCGACCATAATGTCGGAGGATCTGTAGCCGTTGTCTTTGAGCGACTTGAAGAGTCCACGGTAGATTTCGTCGTTCAATTTGTTTTCCAGGCGCTCGATGTACGCGTCGTGCTTCAGCACGTGTTTCTGAATCGCGGCAGGCATGAAGAGGGACTCGAACAGGTCGGAGATTTTGGACACGCTGTTGAACCCTGCGATGCCGGTGTCGATGAAGTCGGCGTCCTCTTGTTCTGGAGGCAGCTCGGTGTGGATGAGAAAGGTCATATTTTTGACGGCGTTCAGAATGACGTCGTGCACGATGGCATCCGAGGTCACGAGAGTCTCCATTGCGGCGCGCATGGACGGCGTGCAGAGTTCCACGTAACGATCGACGTACGCCTGAGTGAGTCCTGCCATGTACTTGCGCTTCATTTTGTTATCGACGCCTCTGTCCTCGAGGTTGGTGACGAACACCGAGGTTCCCGTCGTGGGTGATTTCTCGGTGGAGCTTGCGCGCGGCAGGGCGACGTCGCGCAGCATGAACGGCACCGAGTCGAATTTGTGCAGTGTATTGGGGTTCATATCGAAGGATTTGCTCTCCATCTCGATGAACTGCTTTGGAGGGATGAATATGGGATCGTTGCCGATGCGATCGGCGATCGATTCGACGCCGTTGGGAAGGGCGAACTGAGAGGTGTTTCTGCCGCTCGTGGTGTATTCGATAAAGTACATGGTGTTGGGTATGCCGTGGGTCAGTACGGTGACGTTGAAGTAGTCCACGCGGAAGATTGCGCACAGGGAGAGGTAGATGAGAGCGAGAGAGAACACGAAAAAAAGGATCCTACACGTGTATCTGAAGACTTTGCACATTATGCAGCGTGATGACTCATTTATATGGTATAACTTGATAGTGACTTTGATCAATGGATTACAGCGGCGCGAGCTTCGATTCTCAGTGGGACGACAATCACCTGTACGTGCACATCAAGCAGTGGCGCAAGGACGCGCTGCCCTTGCTGAAGATCGTTATCGACGCGGCAATGGCGCAGGGGGAGTTTTGCGTCACGTGGGACCTACGGCATTTGGAGCGCCCCCCTATACTGGAGTGGTTCGGCATCCTGTCGTTCGTGGACAGGGAGAAGCGGAATCTGGACAAGCACACGGAAAAGGTCGTGCTGCTAGTGGCGCCGAGATTCATCAAGTGGTGGACGATGATGATGGAGACGATGGGACCAGGATGCACCTACTTGGTGACGACAGAGGCGAACGAAGCAAAGTTTTTCATGAGTTAATCTTTTAGTCTCTTTCTCTTGAGTGTACGTTTCATCTCTCCTCCCTCTGCGTACTGATCGACGTCGAGCATGCCGTCTTGCGCGGCTTCCATGCACGCTTTCTTGTTCCACACTTGGCGCTTTTTCTCTTGAAAGGTAAACTCGTTGTTGCCAAACTTGAACGAGTCTTGTTCCGCGAGGATATCCTCAATCTTGTCCAGGAACTCTTTGCGCTGTTCGCGCAGCTCCTTGAGCTCATCGCTCTTCTGCTTGATCTCGTTCTCGAGTGCTTGAAAGGCAGCAAAGTCCATCTGTGCTTCCATTTTTTGTGGTCTAGGGTCATCAGTGATACACCATGTGATACACCATGTGATATACCATTAGAATCGGAGATGATATTCTGTTTTCTGACGGGTGCTAAAATCGGAGGCGGTAACCGTTCGAAATCAATTTCACCGAAACTGATTTTTCATCCACCGAAACTGGTTGATCTGCAATCATATTTATCACATCCTGCGCCGATGCTCGTTCTTTTGGATCTTTCACCGAAACTGATTGTTCATCCACCGAAACTGGTTGATCTGCAATCATATTTATCACATCCTGCGCCGATGCTCGTTCTTTTGGATCTTTCTTCAAACACGCGCGCATGATTTCCTTGTATTGAAGTTTTTCAGTTTCCTTGTATTGAAGTTCTTCAGTCAAATCTTGCACAATTTTGTCTATATTTTTGAGATTTTTTAGACATTTAACATTATTAATGTCGTTTATATTTGCGCTATCCCCAAAATCTTCGAATATTGTTACTATATTATATAACATAGCACCAACTGCAAACATATCTGCTTTTGTTGTAATAATTTCTCCAAATATCATTTCAGGAGATACAAAACCTGGAGTCCCTTGAGTGGGTTTAATTTCTTCTCCTTCTTTCTTTATGAACCTAGCCATTCCGAAATCAATAATTTTGATTTTTTTAAATGTGTCGTCAGTAAACATAATATTCTCGGGTTTTATATCCAAATGTACTATATTGTTTGTGTGTAGAAAATTCAACCCTTTACATATTTGTAGAAACACTTCTTTGGTATCAAAATTGTCCTCATTACGATACGCATAGAATAACTCCTTGTGACATTTTTCAGTCAAAATGAATATATGATTTGGTTTTTTGCACCATTGACTATTTCCGTCCCACCAACCTATAAATTTCAAACAGAATTCTGTGCCTTTATTTTGTTTAATAAAATCCAATATCTTTATTTCACGTGTTATGTAATTGAGATCATAGTATGATCGATATTTTATATCTTTTGTTACGCCTTGCAACTGGCATTTAGTTTTTAATTTAGCTGTTACAAACACATTGCCAACAGCACCAAAAGATCCTTCGCCTAACTTATCGAAAGCAAATTCTAAATCTGATATATCCTGTACATTATCTTTATTATCTACTAAATCTACCGATTTAACATATTTTAAAATCTCAGCAAATTTTAATGGGTTTACAGAAGAACGTATAATCTTTTGATAAGGGTTGAATTGTTCATCAGGGTTTATTCTTTCATTATGATGTTCTTGAGAATGGTTTTCTGCTCTATCTTCTTGAGAATGGATTTCTGCTCTTGAATTATTCGCACCCATTTATATTACACAACCTGCATATATATACCTATGCGCTGCAACTTTCGCAGACGGGTTCTTCACGGTGTGCGTCACGGTGTGCGTCGCGGTGTGTGACACAGTGTGCGTCGCGGATGACCTGCACCGGATTGACTTTTGGGCGGGTGCGTAGGTAGTACATTCCCGTCTTGAGTTTGGATGACCATGCGTAAAAGTGCATGGCGTTGACCTGATTGATCGTGGGTTCTGCGAGGAAGAGGTTCATGCTCTGGCTCTGACATATGAAGGGTTGCCTTGCCGCGGCGTGTTTGATCACCCATTTCTGCGACATTTCCCATACGGTTTTGAACCGCGCCTTGATCTCGTCCGAGACGGGTGCCTTCTGTACGCTGCCATAATCTCTGAGCATCACTTTCTTCACCTCGTCCCAGTTGTCCACCTGCGAGCGGAGCACGTGGTTCTCCACCATAAACTCCCCCGAGAGCACTCTGCGACTGTACAGATTAGAGGTGCGCGGATCGGTGCCCTCCGAGTTGCCCAGAATCTGCGCGGTAGACGCGGTAGGCATGACCGCAAGCAGCAGCGAGTTGCGCAATCCGTACAGCTTGATGTCCTCTTTGAGCGCCGCCCAGTCAAACCTCGATGGGGATAATCCGTAAAAGTCGAACTGCAGCGTGCCCTTGCTGGCGGGAGAACCCTCGAAGGAGGAGTGCACGCCTCTCTCCCTGGCGAGCTGGCACGAGGATTTGAGCGCGTGGTAGTACATGGTTTCGAAGATCTCCGCGTCGAACCGCACGGCTTCCTCGGAGTCGTACGCCATCTTGTTCATCTGAATGACGTCCGCCAACCCCTGCACGCCGATGCCCATGGGGCGGTGCTTGCTGTTGGAGTTCTGCGCTTCTCCGAGCGGGTAGTAGGTGACGTCGATGACGCGATCCAGGTTGCGCACGACCTTTTCCACGGTAGCGCCCAGCTTTTCGAAATCAAACTCGCTGCCCATGAAAGAGGGCAGCGCGATTGAAGCGAGCGTGCAAACTGCGATCTCGTCCGGGGATGTGTATTCTGTCACCTCTGCGCAGAGATTTGCTCCTTTTATGGTACCCAAATGCTGCTGATTACTATGGGAATTCACCCTGTCTTTGTATACCATATAGGGGGTGCCTGTTTCGATCTGCGTGCGGATGATTTTCTCCCACAAGTCTCTTGCTCGTATGCGTTTTCCCTGTAGGTTGGCTTCCGCGTGCTCGTACATCTTGTTGAAGGCTTCCGAGTGCACGTCCTGCAGGTTGACGACGCTTGGGCAGAAGAGCGTCCACATCTTGTCCTCCTTGACCCTTTGCATAAAAAGATCCGGCACCCATAGTGCCGTGAACAAGTCTCTTGCTTTTGCGTTTTCGTCTCCGTGGTTTTTGCGCAGTTCGAGAAAGGCTTCGATGTCCGCGTGCCACGGTTCGATGTACATGGCGAAGGAACCTTTGCGACGTCTGCCCTGATCGACGTAGCGCGCCGTTTCGTTGAACACGCGGAGCATGGGCACGATGCCGTTGGATTTGCCCATGGCGCCGTTGATGTGTGCGCCTGTGGCGCGGATGTTGGAGATGGATAACCCGATACCTCCTGCTGTTTTGGAGATGAGCGCGCACTGCTTGACGGTGTTGAAGATGCCTAGGATGCTGTCGTCCTGCATGACGCCGAGGAAGCACGAGGCGTATTGTCCCTTCTTCATACCTGCGTTGAAGAGGGTGGGAGTGGCGTGCGTGTAGACTTTGGCGGAGAGCGCCTTGTAGCACTCGATGACATCTTCTTTGGTGTCGTAGAGCGACGCCGCCACGCGCATGAGCATGTACTGTGGGCGCTCCACGATCTTGTCGTCGTGCTGCATGAGGTAGGAGCGCTGCAGCGTGCGCAGCGCGAAGAGATCGTAGGTGAAATCGTTTTCGTGCACGATATGCTCGTCGAGTTGCATGCGCATGACTTTTTGTTGGAATTTGGCGTCCAGCGGCAGGAGGAGCATGGTTTCTGTGAAGCTTGGTGAGGTGTTCCTGTGCAGGTTGAGCATCTCGACGCGCCCTGCGGCGAGTCCATGACCTGCGGCTTGAAGCGTGGCAGCAAAGTACGCGTTGAGCTCTTTCGACGCGATTTTCCTCGGCATGCCCTTGAGAATGGTGTCGACGACGTTTCCCTTGTACCCTGCGCGTCCCAGGAAGGTTTGGATTTTGTTTTTGGAGACTGGTTCGTGAGTGCCATTCCTCTTGGTGACGAGCATGGTGAGTTTGATATGTAGACTGGGTGATTTTATATACACCATGTCAGAAATCAAGGTACCCTTTTTTGGCTTCTGGGCAGAACATGGTACCGCAAAGTGCTTTTTTGGTACTATCGCGCAAGACTCTTATTTTTTTTTTATGCGTGTAAACGACGAAGCATGTGTCGGAGACGATGCATATGGTGTAGTGGCTTAGAGTATGATTTGCTATTCAAAAAATGGACAGAATCGAGTGTTACGTGAGAGGCGAGCGGATCGGATCGGGCACCCGTGTGGAGATGGGCGACATCGAGAGTGACGGCGATCTGTTCGAGAAACCCTCGGACATGTTCCGCGTGCTGTATAATATGATGTATATAAGACGTGTGTGATTGTACGAATGGGAAGTACGTCTAGCAAAAAAGTCACCGAGGAGAAAGAAGTCACCGAGGAGAAAGATCCACTTGTGAGCATCGCTGAAGAATTATGGAGCAGACTAGAAGATCTTGATACGGAATATACTTGGTCACAGGAAACAGACGATCCAGATGAAAGCTATGCCTATACAAATATAGTTTTTAAAGCTTTATCTTCAATAGATAATAACAAACTTGATACATTCAAAGATATATATATAAAGATGTATGGCAGGGACAGTGTTCTGAATCGAATAGTAGAACTTAAAAAAAAAGGAGAAATCCTTGAAGGTATAGATGGAAATATAACACGTCCTGATTTTGATATGATTATGAATTCTATTGAAAAATATTCAGACTTCCGCGCACCTCTGCGTTTTTAAGATGGTGTATGCAAGGAGGCAGTGTGTTTCTTAAAAATGGATTCTTTTTTATGGGAGTATATTTCGGACGGTGACTACACTGTGAGTCGCGACACATTTGTGATGAAGGCGGCAGCGTCAGGAGTTCTTTTTACCAGGCACGAACTGAGTTTGATTTTCGAGGGCAGGGATCATATTACTAGAGACGAGTTCCGAATGTTTTACGAGAATGCAAGACTACTTAATTAAATACATTATGATAAATGTGCGGTATTGTTGTTGTCGTATCCGAGTCTAATGTAAAAACGCTTCCGTTCGATCCCATCCTGCCCCGAGGTCCTGACGGCTTCACGATGCGGCGTGTGAGCGATCAACCCTGCGTGATGATGGGTCACTCGCGCTTGGCGACGCACAAGACGTCCACGGAGCAGCCGTTGCAAGATGCCAAGTGGTCGCTGGTGTGCAACGGCGAGCTGTACAACCAGGAGGAGGACTGCCACGCGCTGATCCCTCTTCTGGAGCGTGGTGAGTCTCTTGGTGAGCTCGACGGCGTGTTTGCGTTCGTGGCGTACCACCCTGTCAAGGGTATTGTGGCGGCGCGCGATCCGATCGGCGTGGTGCCCCTGTACGTGGGTCAGTGTGAGGGTCAGCTGTGGTTTGCTTCTATGGAGCGGTGTTTGAGCCACTGCGACGAGGTGTCCTTGTTCCCTCCCGGGTACGAGTGCCGCGGCTCGCACCTGGATCCGCAGTGGCGGATGTACAAGAAGAAGTACGCGTTTCCCTCTCAGCCGACGCCTCCCATGGAGCTGCGGCAAAGGCTCACCGAGGCGGTGGACAAGCGTATTCGCACGTGCTCGACGACTTGGGGCGTGTTCCTGTCCGGCGGCTTGGACTCTTCGATCGTGGCGGCGCTGGCGGCGAGGCACGGCACGATTCGCACGTACTCGATCGGTTTGGAGGACTCTCCCGATCTCGTGGCGGCGCGCGAGGTGGCGCGCTTTCTGGGTTCGGCGCACACCGAGGTGGTGTTCACGATCGCCGAGGGTTTGAGCGTGATTCCCGAGGTGATCCGCGCCGTGGAGACGTGCGACATCACGACGGTGCGCGCGAGCGTGCCCATGTACCTGCTGGCGAAAAAGGTGAAGCGCGACGGTATTCGCGTGATGCTTTCCGGGGAGGGATCCGACGAGTTGTTCTCTGGCTACGCGTACAACCGATTTGCGCCCAGCGCGCAGGCAATCTTCGACGAGTGCGTGGACAAGATGGACCAGCTGCACGCGTACGACTGCCAGCGCGCCAACAAGAGCTGCGCCGCGTGGGGCATTGAGTGCCGCGTGCCCTTCCTGGATCTCGCCGTCGTGGATTTCGCGATGAACCGCATGCAGCCGAAGGACAAGATGTGGCGTAATATGGGCAAGGAGTTCCTCCGCGAGGAGTTTCTCGGAGCGCTGCCGGATCATATCCTGATGCGCAAAAAGGCGCAGTTCTCGGATGCCGTGGGCAAGCGCTGGATCAACGCGTGCAGGAGCCTCTTCAAGGAGCACGAGTACTACAAACTGCTGTACAGAGCCGCTTGTCCAACAGCAGCTTGCCTGTACGAGCTTGAGACGGTAGCTTGCTCTACTGCAAAGGGCGCCCAGTGGGTCAACGCAAAGAGGGATCCGTCTGGAGATATTGTCATGGTGTAGTGTCCATATCTCTATGCACGCACAGTCAAAATCATGGACTCTTACGACGAGTACTACACGAGCGAAAGCGAGACAGACAGCGAGTGGGAGGAGACTTGTGAGCGCGCCGTCCAAGATCAGGAGTACGATATGGAGGCTCGTGAGTTGATGGAGAAGATGCGCGCACACAACGTCGGCTACTCTCCCTTGAAGGGTTACGCCGACGGTTTCGCGCAGAGAAAATGGTTGAATCCCAGCGCGCGCCTGAAAGACGTGGTGCGCAGTGGTAAACTGCAGAGCGACAGGGTGAACAAGGAGCCGATCAGCGCCGCGCGTATCGAGGATTTCTTAGAGATAGCCACTTTATTCGTGCGACACCATCGCCGCAGAGTACCAGGCACGCAGTCTCGCGGTTATATTACGGCAGTGGCGGCAGAGATGATTCGCTGGCAGCTTCTGTAGTTTCTAGATCTTCGGCGTCGGGATTTTGCGGCGAGTCGCGTGGCGTGTCGCGCAGCTGGAACGTATCCGAGTAGGAGATGCCGTGCAGGGTCATGACTGCACAGAACGCCGCAAAGTCCCACGATCCGATGAGGAACGCGACGACGCTGAGCGGCGCGCAGAACATCCAGTGGTAAATACGGCTGCCTCTGCAGTAGAGCGCACCCTTTCGAAAGGGTCCACACGTGCACGCGAGTCTAGGAGGGATCCCCTGTCCTCTGAATCCTGTGAGCGCGTAGACGGCGCCTGCGGTCAATCCTAGCCACATTTCGTAATCATGTGTATGTATAAGTAGTCTTATCTTTGATTAAAATGCTAGAGTTTTTCATCCTTGCGTTCATAACAGCGTGTATACTTTCCATCATATTGTGTTTGGACGAGTTGCACCATGCCATGTACGAAAAGACAGAGTAATATAAGTATATGCGAATAGTCTGAGAATGACACATTGCAAAGTGAACGACATGACGCCAAATATTCTATTTGCGTACGGCATATGTGTGTGTGTGGCGTTGAGCGCGGCGTTACAAAAATCCGATAATAGTGATTGGTTGGCGTTATTGAGTCACGGTGCGTTCGCTGTGTCAGCAATATACTGTTACCAGCAGCTTCGTTACGATTTGGCAGCGTTTCTATTGGTGGTCATGTCGTCGAGTCTGGTGTGGCACTCTTCCGGGAGGTTCGAGACGATCGATAATATATTCACGTTTTTCACGGCAACCTACGCGTTTGTGACGTCTGCGCTCGACCTATCTTGGCGGTATGCAGCAGCGCCCCTCATTGGTTTGCTGTGCGTGCTCAATGGGAGCGGAGAGGATTTCAATCAGCTCGTTGTGTTTTTGCCTCTTGCTGGTCTTGTATTATTGTATCGCGTGATACTGCGATGGCAGAAGCAACCAAATGGTATTACGTGGACGTTTGTGCTTGCTCTGGCAGCAGGCGGCGTGGGCATGCTGTTTTACTACATAGATGAAGAAAAGTACTGGCATTCGATGTGGCACGTGTTTGGTGCGCTGGCAGTCGCGCTGACGATTGATCCTTTGCCGGATAACGATAGTATACTCGTAGCAGAAATAGTTCAAATAACTAAGTTACGTTTTTAACTGAAAAATCTTCTTATATCTTCTGCTGTAATGCTATTGATATCCTGTGGGTTTGCGTGTTGTATCTTCCTTCTCTTCCTGCGCTCTCCGACTTTGAGAAACTTGACGATGCTTCCCGATTTGGTGGCGGCGGTGACGGCTTGGTGTCGGAACACTTTGTACCCTACGACGACATCGAGTATCCGCTGTATGGGACCATGCAGTTGCTTTTCTGCGTAGTATCTGTAGTCTAGTCTGTAGTGAGGCGCCTCTTTGACGAGAATGGCGCGCTGGTTGAGCGGTTCGTATCCTGCGCGGATGAGGTACTCTACGCGATCCCCGGCTTGGGGACCATTTGCGCCAAGTCTTTTCGCGAGCTCGACGTGCGGCGCTACCGTTTTGTACTCCTCCGGCGGCTGCGACAGCTTTTTGGAGAGCACGAGATCCTCTAGGGGCACGTTCCCTTTGTGCAGATCCTCCATGACCTTGCGCACGTACGCCACCGCGTCGTCTATTTTGTTGTCTAGTATGAGTTGGATCATGTGTTTTTGCGTCTTGATGACGAGATCGCAAAAGTCTCGGCGGATGCACTCGATGCCCTTCATGTAGATTTTGGGCGGCTTGCCCTCGAGACACATGTTGCCAAAGTACCTCTTCTTCTTGAGCAGAACGAACGGGGGTTTGAAGCAGCACTCGTACTCCATGAGCACGGGGTTGAGGAACTGTTTGGTGATGTCGTTGGCGATGATCGTGCCTATTTTGTGCGCGCGATCGATGAGCACGTCTCCCTCTCCGCTGCAGAGCTCGGTGCTGAGTTTGATGAAGCACGAGTCGGTGTTGTGCACGACGAGCTTGCCTGGACCCACGTGGAAGTGGTGGTTGTCGGTGGTGAGATCGTAGACGTACTGCTCCTTGTGGGGCAGCTCGACGACTTTGAAGAAGGTTTTTGGTTTTTTGTTGCTGAACGTGAGCCTGAACCCCGTTTTCCACGACCCGAGATGTCCGTGGTAGCCTAGTCGGTGTCCTAGTATTTGGTAGAGCATGATGAGCTCTTTGTCTACAGATTTGCGTCTCGTGGAGTCGCAGAATTTGCAGCACGACAACAATCCGTCGTGGAACGCGTAGACGACGTTCTTCGGCGCGGTGAGGATGAACCAGGGTATTTTGGCGCTGTACGACAGTCTTTGAATCTCCACGCCATACGTAGGTTTCCTGGTGCCCACCGAGACGCCCCACAAGTACGCCTCTTGGTAGGTGAGCGCGCACTCGTTGACCTCAAACTCAGGCAGATCGACTTCCATGAGATCGCGCGTGCACTCGAGCGGCTTGACGGGAACCCCCTTGGAGGTGAGCAGCGAGTGATCTTCTGTGACGTCGACGATCGAGGTTTCTGTGAAGATACGGTACATCTTTTTGCGCACGCGATGCCGAATGACGCGCTGCACGTTCGTCCACCCCTTGTCCGACCACACCTCGACGTTGCTGAGTTCAGCAAACTCCTTCCCGTCGTCTCTGAAGCTGTACCTGCCGAGCGAGTCGATGCGTTTGACCTGGTACACGCCCTCGATGCGCAGGAGCAGAGGTGTATCGGCGGCGACGCTGTCTCCGTAGATGACTTCGCTGCCCTTCCAGCGCTGATTGGAGTTGACGGAATCCATGGTGCGCAGTGTCAAGCCTCTGCCGTACTTGGTGACCGAGGAGGCGATGCGCGGTTCGCTGAGAAATCCCTTTTTGGCTCCCGTGAAGCCGTACACCGAGTTGCATACGACTTTGAGCGCGAGCTGCTTACCGTTGAGCATGGCGCCCATGTCGGTGCCGTAGTGCTTTTTCATTTCCTTTTTGACTTTGCGCCGCTCGTTGAGCAGATCGGTGAGGATGCGCGGCAGCACGCCCTCTCTGACTCTGGAGGTGACGAAGCTGCAGTTGTTGGGGTTGTGCGTGATTTTCAACCTGCCGTCCACCCAGTCGTAGTCGGGCACGGTGATGACGTCCACGCCCTCTTTCCATCCGTTACGCTCGATCTCCTCGTTGGACACGAGCGTAGAGTAGCACATGTTGACCGCCTGCATGATGGAGGGATACAGCGAGGCAAAGTCGACGCAGACGACGGCTTCCTGGTAGATGCCCTTTTTGGGAGGTAATACGACGGCGCCCTGGAACCCCTCGGCGCAGACGTCGCTGCGCGGTATGTGTATGTTGAGCGCCCTGCAGTAATAGAGCATGAGCGTGATCGTGCGTATGCCCTGACCTCTCTGGAGGATGTCGTCCATGAAGCACCCCGTGACGGCGCCCATCTGCAGCAGGTTGACGATTTTGCTGTGGAACTCGAGCAGATCGATCACGAGCTTGCAGTCCTGCACGCAGTAGTCTGCGATCTCCTTGCGTCCCTCCGGATTGCGAAACTTGACCCGAATCATATGGTAAGGCATGTCGAGCTTGCCGTCGAAGCCAAACTGCTTGGCGATGGCGTCCAACTTGTAGCTCTTGAGGTTGTGCTGCGCGCGGTAGAGCTCGTAGGAGTCGACTATGACGCGTCCGGGGATGGTGAGGCGGTACTGCTCCTGCGTGCCCTTTTGGTTGGAGTGCGTGGTGATGTGCTTGATGGTGGATACGAACGCTCTGTGTCTGGACCAGACGAAGCGCACCCTGTTGATTTTGCATCTGTCGCGCAGGTACACGTTGTCGAAGCGGTTGATGTTGTGCCCAGTAATGATGTCCGGATCGAGCTCGATCACGTAGTCGAGGAACGCTTGGAGCATGGCTCTTTCGGTGGGGTAGGAGTCGTGCCCCGGCGTCTTGTCCACGCAAAAGCACCTGCTCTCCTTGGAGGAGTAGCACCCTATGGTGATGATGGGATCTTTGTCGGCTTCGGGGAACCCCTTTTCGGGCACCAGACACTCGATGTCGTAGGAGAGCACGAGAGGTTTGATGCCGACGTGATCGGAAGGTTTTATGGTGTTGAGAAGATATTCGAACCGGCACGTCGTTTTGCGCGCATGCGGCAGAGTCGTCACCTCGAAGACGCTGCATGGGCGCAGATTTCTCTCGATGAACCAGTGGCTTTCTAGCGAAACCTGATCGTCGAAGATATCGACTTTCTTTTGGCGCAGGAACTTGCGCACGCAGTAGTAGTCGATGGTACTTTCGAACTTGAGAATGCAAAAGCGGCGTACGCCCCATTGGAGGATGTTGTGCCCCGGCGCATAGGTGTGCGCATTGATTTTGGAGTTGATGTAATGCGCCATGCGCTCGCCGTCCTCGGAGTCGACCACATCCAGGGGATGCCTGGCGCAGACTAAGGTGGGTTTCATGACGACATGAAGCGCGCAGGATCCCTCAGGGGTTCTGCCATAAAGGGTGAGCACGCCATTTTCTGAACTGCACGCGGTATGTTGGAATAGCATTATGTGAGATCAACGACGAGTTTATGTGTCTTGGATACACCATGTGATACACTATGTGTCGCGCGCGATGCGTCGATGATAGTATTCCACAAAGTATCAATTTCTACGTCGAGTTTGTTATTTCTGCGCTGATTATCGCAGTGCTCTCTGATGCACATAGTGATACGTAGGTAGTCGTCGAGCACCTTGTCGATGCCGAGATGCTGTTTCCACACATGGACCTGCTCTTCGGGAGAGCCTTGGGTATTTAGGACAAACGCCTCGTAGATGTCGAAAGGATCGTTTACACAGTGTAAAGCTAAACGTATTGCGTTTGTATTCATTGGTGTATTTTATGTTTACTAAATACTCATCCTCTGCTTCTTCATTTCCCTTTCTGCGGCTTTTTGGAATATGGCGCGTATCTTAGTGTTGTCACTGTAGTAGTAGTTGCAAATGGTGGGAATTCTTTCCCAGAAGATATGCGGCATAAGTTCAGGCGCGACGCGGTAGAGTGTTTGCTGCAATCGCAAAAGATGGGTTCTTCCGGGTTCGTCGGCATGTGCTCGCATCTCGTCTATGATCGCAGAGTAGTTCATTATATGAATATATCAGTGACTATAAGTAAGTATTTCTTTCACCGTGTTGTGAATACATGATATATCGTTATTGTACATAAATACACCATTATCAGCCGCTTGTCGTGCAGTGTTAAAAATCTTGAAGACGTCGTTATTGTCTGGAAAATATTCTCTACAAATATCGACCAGACCCTTCCGCATGCCGTCTCCCAACCACAGTAATCTAGGGCGCGTCTCAGGTGCAGTGTATACGTATTTGCGCATTAGACAATCCAGGTGTTTGTTGGCATCTTGGTTATTAAATGCTCGAAGATCGCTAATCAATTGGGAGGTAGACATTTTTTTGTAGGATAATGTTATCTTACAATACACCATTATCTATTCCAAGGTGGTAGCATCATTTCATTCTGTTCTTCTCTCTCTCTACGTTCCTTTTCCGCAATTGCGAAACTCAGCAGTTGCTTCACTTCTATGATGGCTTCTGTCATCTTAGTACTCTCTTCCTCAGTCAGTGTTCGACATGTGATCAATGCCACGAGTGTATCAAGAGACTCCATGTTTGCGCGATCCGGATGCCTTTGCTACACCATCTCTCAAAAAAATAGTCTGCTGAATGCGTGGTAGAATTACAACCAGACTTTGATGTCCAGTGGGGACTTGATCGTGCTGTAGACGATGTTGAAGAGCAGCTTTTCCTCGGAGGACAGGCACGAGTAGTACGCCTTTGGTTCGGAGAGGCTCATGATGGACGCGTAGCAGTTGTCGTAGGGTTTGCCGAGGACGTCGTTGAGTCCAAAGTACTTGTCGAAGTCGCGCATGGTGAACAAACCGTACTTGGAGATGATGTAGAGCCGTATCTCTGGAGGCACGTACATACCCATTTGGATGAGCTGCAGTACCGTGTAGTCTAGCATTTATGCAGACACTGTACTATATATATAACCCTGCTGCTAAAGAATGGGTAAGCGCAAAGCCAAGCGCAAAGTCAACTTGAGCGTCAAAAAGGGAGAGAAGCTGAGTGTGAAGCAGGGAGGAGGTTTGACCGCCAAGGGCAGAGCCAAGTACAACCGTACCACAGGATCACACCTTAAACCACCTGCGCCGAATCCCAAAACTAAAAAAGACGCAGCTCGTCGTAAGTCATTCTGTGCGCGTTCTAGGGGGTGGAATGGACCACGAGGTAAAGCCGCTCGCCGCAGGTGGAAATGTTAGCACGATATCGTCTCGGTCGCCTAGAAATGTACGAATAATTCGAATTAAATAGTATGCTTTGTCTCTTTGTTGTTTTGTAAGGTTACATGTTCCTAGATGGTACACGAGCTGATCGAGCGCGTCGTGGTGCACGGTGTTGTCGTCTGTCATCTCAGTGTCTGTATGATCCATGCTATGATTCATACTATGATTCATACTATGATTCATACTATGATTCATTTATCTATAGCATGTTGTTTATATAGTTACCTGTATTTCGCTCGAGTCGACTCCTTGATGTTTGTCTAGATAAATCAGCGTCGTCATGATGGTACGCCTGCATTTCAGTATCGTGTCCGCCTCTTTGTCCGTCAGTGTTTTCCTTCCAATGATGTAGGTGAGTGTGTCTAGTGCGTCGATAGCGTCGAGAACGTCCATAATTTACTATATCCTGCACACCCTAACTACACCATGACACGCCGAGTAGCACCACGTCACCATCCTCATCTATAGTATAACATACTTTGTATGTGGATCGTCGCATGAATAATGTTTTGTACATGCGCCCTTCACTCGGTGGCATAATTGCGCCATTACGAAGAATGTGTTTGATGTCATCTTTGGAGAGTCTGAGCTGGTTCATTTGCTTTCTGACTTTATAGGTACCGACAGTGAGCATTTTTTGGCTTAGAGGGTGGGGATATGTACACCATTATATGGCACCATTATATGGCATCTGTCTCATCCATAACTCTTTGTTGTGCTAGAGGGATAATCATTTTTGGCGGACGGGAAAGCCACCAGTAGAAGTAGAACGAAGCTAGAGCGAGCGCGTTGATGAATCTGTAGCTCCACTCGAACCCTGTGAAGATTTCGGCAAGAGATAACAGCGTGAAGATGATACCGAGCATCAAAGAAATGAACTTCATTTACTATTTTGTTTCTATTCTTATAGACACGCCATGAGGTATGGCGGTGTGCAACATCTAGCTGGGCGAGCGAGATGTGCGAGTCGAGGTGGAGCGACACCGAGAGCACCCCTTCTTGCTGTAGCGACACCGAGAGCATCCGACCATGGCGAATGGACAAGGATCAACGATTAAATAATGGTGTATTCCTTGTGCTCGTGGTATACAAATGTATCGTCCACTCAAAAAGAGGAGAAAAAGCACTTTTGATGTCGAACGAATCTCAGATACACACTATGGAGCCAAATCCAAGGTGGATTTCGAATCCCCTTTTCGAGTCAAAAAAAGGTATTTCGAGTTCCCAATTACAGATGGCAGTATACTCGAAGAAGCCGAACGTCTCGGTATGGACGTCCTCATGCCACCTGCCCACGCGCGCAGGTGTTACGATACGCCGTCTATATCCAATACAAAGCTTGACTCTAGACTATACCCACATCAATTGGAAGGAGTACAAAAAGCGGCTGCATGGGGGAGAGCGATGATCGGAGACGAAATGGGTGTGGGAAAGAGTGCTCAGGCGATTGCACTTGCCAAGCATTTTGGGGGTCGAGTTTGTATCGTGTGTCCCTCGTACTTGAAGCATAACTGGAAGCGCGAGTGTACGTTTTGGCACCCCGATCTGGACATTGAAATCGTCAAGAAGCAGGTTCCCGCTTGCTCGATCATCGTGTCTTACGATCTGACGTTTCGCCGCGATCTGGGCAGTTTCAAGGTGCTGATCCTCGACGAGAGCCACTACGTGAAATCCAAAAAGGCGAAGCGCACCAAGGCGCTGCTGAAACTTGCCAGGAAGACGCCGCACGTTTTTTTGCTCACCGGAACACCCGCACCCAACAAACCGGTGGAGCTTTTCTCACAGATGACGATGATCAAGAATTACGGTACCTACACGGATTTCACACTGCGTTACTGCGGTGCCAAGCAGTCTCCGCTCGGATTCGTGGACGTTTCTGGGGCGACGCACAAGCGGGAGCTTGCCTGGCTGCTCAAGAGCACGATGCTGATTCGCCGCTTGAAGCGCGACGTGCTGAGCGACTTGCCTCCGAAGATTCGCACGACGATGGACGTGGACGTGCCCACCAAGCACATGGTGAAAAAGTTCAAGAGGTGGAAGGAGATCAACCGCCTGCTGCTGGAGCACGAGACGTTCGAGCTGATGGCGGAGCGCAAGCTCATCGTGTCGGAGCTGTTTCGGCTCACGGCGGACGCCAAGGTGGACGTGATCAAGAAAATATGCGCGGATCTACCTCCTAAAACGCTAGTGTTCCACCACCACAAGGTGATCGGGGACGCCATCGAGGAGGTGCTTCCCTGCATGCGCATCGACGGATCGACGCCTCAGGAGCAGCGCGCGCGTTACGTGGAGGATTTCCAGGAGGGCAGAGTAGACTACGCGTGCCTTTCGATGCTTGCTGCGGGTACGGGAATCACGCTGACGAGAGCCACCAACATTGTGTTTGCCGAGCTGTACTTTGTACCCGGCGTGCTTTTGCAGGCAGAGGACAGAGCGCATCGTATCGGTTTGAAAGAACCCGTGACGATTACGTACGTAATTGCGCGGGGATCACTGGACGAGCACATGTTCAAGAGTGCTACGCGTAAATTGAGTACATTAGATCAGTGTCTGGACGGAAGAAAAGACAGAGTGTTTATGTAGTGTCATGAGACCCAGTGCAGTCTCTGCGCCTGTTCTAGATAGTCTATATTGTCAAGCCTCGCCAGATTCATCAGCATAATGTACTTTTTTCTCAGCCGAATGCGCACCTGCCAGCTACGAACAACAGCTTGGATTTTGAGTATCGCCGCGCTCTCGTGAGGCAGAAGTTTGCCTAAACCGTGCAGGCGCAACCATCGTTCCACGTTCTGCTGACATTTTATCAGCGTGTCCCCGTCGAATTGCTCCTCTTTCATGATGCGATCCGCCTCTTTAAAGAAATGAACGTTGTTCGTAAGAATAGCTCTAAGCATATTATGTTCAAAGGATTCCATTTCATTAATTTGTGTAACCTTTATACCTATTGCGTCGAATGTCGGGAAGCGTCTTGCAAACGCACTCAAAACGGTTTTTGAACGCGTGCGTAGAGCATTTCGTGCTGGATACTGTTGACGGAGAGAACTGCGCCATCTTTTTCCCAAGTCTCGTTTGTATGGAGCACCCCGCGGGAACTTTGTCGTTGGGGCGCTTGAACGCCTTGAAAATAGTTGCGCCCTGCTTTTTGGCAGCGTTTTTGCACTGCACAGGCGACGTGATCATCAGTTCGGGGGAGCACGCCGACGAAAAGGAGAGCGCGCCCAAAAGGAGAAGTGCTTTTAGGGTTCCTTTTAGGGTTCCTTTTAGGGTTCCGGCGCGCATTTTGCGGCGTTGTGCGTGAATAAATACGGTATGCAGCGAAGACACACTTCGGTGACAAATATGCAAAAACAAAACGCAAGCGTGGCGGATCCCCATATGATGTAAGCGCGGGGACAGTCGAAGATCAAGTGAATGGCGAGAACAGATATAACGGAAAAAAGAGCACACGTCGAAGAACAAATCTGTCTACGAGGAAATAATGCAGCATAGTATACTACGAAAAGACTGGCGAAACCGAACACGATACACGCTGTAATATTGAATTCAACAATACACTCCATGTTTGCGCCTGGCATTGATGACATCTACACCATCACGCGATCATCTCTGCGCGGATCGAGGGATCGGGATCGTAGTCCAGCAGCTCTATGCCGTCCGGCGTGACGCCCCAGAGCTCGTCCTTGTCTCTCACAATGCTGATCTTGGGCATCTGTCTGGGGATGCGCCCCAGCTGCTCGCAGACGGCGGCGATGTGCGTCTCGTAGATGTGGCAGTCGCCGAACCGCATGTGCAGCATGCCCACGTCCAAATCGCACTCGTGCGCCACGAGATGCGTCAGAAGCGCGGTGGAGGCGATATTGAAGGGCACGCCCAAAAAGAGATCCGCCGATCTCTGGTACATTTGCACCGAGAGGCGTCCGTCTTCGACGTAGAACTGGTAGAGCACATGGCAGGGAGGCAGCGATGCGGGTGTCCCCGGGTGCCAACCATTGATGATATGCCTTCTCGAATACGGATCCTCTTTAAGACTCCGGAGAAGGTTGGCAACTTGATCGATGCCTGCGTACGCAGTATCGCAGTCCTTGTACTTGGCGCCAAAGTGCCTCCACAGAAAGCCGTAGATACCCCCTGCGTCTTTCTTCTCGATGGGATCGTACGTCTCGGCATTCTTGTCCCAGATATGCACGCCTCTCTCCTTGAGCTCGTCCACGTTGGTGGATCCTCTTAGGAACCAGGCGAGCTCCTCGACGACGCCTCGGAAGAACACGCGCTTGGTGGTGAGCAAGGGGAAAGAATCCTGCAGGTTGTGCGAGAGAGAGGCGGCGAATACAGAGTGTACTTTGGCATTACGGGTGTCGCGGAGAGGAGCAGAGAGGCACCGTTCGAGGAGGTGGAGGTAGTCTTGTTCGATCATTTGTTGGAGTAAAGAAACTTAAATAGATATTCGATACACTATATCATCGTCCTGCATACTGTTCAGCAACGCTTCGATTTGCCACTTTTCCCACACAATGACTTTGCGCTGATCGTGCATGATCCAAAGAGGGCAAGGCATGAGCTTGACCTGCTCCTCGGTTTTTCCAGTGTGTTGAGCGACGAAAGAGAGTTCAGACATTTTTTGTACGTCCAAACCGAGTATGGCTACACCATTACTTTTTCTTGAATTTCGCCTTGAGAAACGCCGGCATTTTCTTGGAGTCTTTCTTCTTATCTTTCATGCCCTTCATCTTGCCTTTCATGCCCTTAGACTTGCCCTTGGTCTTGCCCTTGGTCTTGCCCTTAGACTTGCCCTTCATGTCTTCGCAGGAACACTTGACCATTTTGTAGTAATGATGGTGTACTTATAGTGTACTCATAGTGCCAGTGTTGATCGACGCATGATTTGCCTCAATTTCGGCGCGCCTCAGCAAGTTGACTACGGAAGCACGCACGTCGTGAAAAGCGATTTGATGATGTTTGACTACCGCAGGTACGATCATATTGTGATTTTGAACGCACATACCTATCCTAATCTTGCGCTGTTCATCAAACTATGCAAAACACGCAATATAGGTGTAACTGTGTACGGTGAGTTCAACGAATACACGCGCGAGGCGCTGTCCCACGCGGACAGAGTCATGGTGTAGCATGGTGTCACTCTAAGGCACAAAATGTTGGGTCAGGGCGTTTACGGATCTGTGCGATTAGTGAAAAAGTACGGCTTGAGTCGCGCAGTGAAGAGCACGCAGCTGCAGCCTTTCCCGAGGGACATTGAGTTTGTGATCGGAGCGCTGCGCGAGGAGAGATGTCACTTTGAGCACGAGCACATCATCAAGCGCTTCTGGTCCAGGTGGATCAACTCAAAGTTCCAGGTGTGCATGGAGGTGGCGTCTCCTGTACATCGCGCCGACGGTGAGCGCGTGATGCACGATATCTGCCAGGCGCTGTACTGCATGCACTCGTACGGCTTCATTCACAGAGACGTCAAACCCGAGAATATCGTCAAGGTAGGCAACGTGTACAAACTGATCGATTTTGGATTATCGCGCAAGGGCAAGACGAACCACAGCATGACTGGCTACACGATTTCCAGGTGGTTTCGTCCTCCAGAGATGCTGAGAGCAGGAGAAGACGATGCGATGTACGACGGAAGAGTAGATATGTGGTCGCTTGCGCTCACTGCGCATATGTTAGATACCGGGAAGCCTCTGTTCAGAGGCTCTGCGAACCAAATACTCGTGCAGTACATGCGCTTTACTCCAACCGGAATGTTCAAATATTTGGTGTGCGAGTACGAGAAGCGTTTCACAGCAAAGCAACTGCTGGAGCACTGTGGAGTGACGCCCATCGAGGGCAAGTATTTGGGCGGCAGTAGGAGGGACAAGAAGTTGCGCGGCTTCGTGAACGCAGCGCTAGACGGATACGACGAAATGGTAGAGGAGTTAGGGTACGAGGGCATATACAACGATCTTTAACCTATCTGTACGCACGTTAAGTTATGTATGTCTATATGTTTGTCGAACGCCTCGAGCACCTGATCGAGCGTGCAGCTCTGCAGCGCCTCTTCGTTGAGGAACACGTGCTGCGCTTTGCAGAACATGTCGGCTCTGTCGGACAGCGTGGTGGGCATGAGTTTGAGTCTTCGTATCTGGTTGTCCACTTCTTTCTGCGTGATGCTGCCTCTCCACTGCGCCAGGACTTGTTGAATGTCCTGCAGACCCGCCTTGAGGTTGCGCGGCGGGAAGGACGCGCTGATGCCGAACCTTCCCGGCTCGACGTGGCTGGAAATCCCATAGGTTAGTCCATCAGCCATACGCACCCGCCTCATAAGCAACCCTCCAAAGCCGTACCCGAGTACTGAAGAGGCGACGGAGAGCGGAATGAAGTCGGGATGGTGCCTGTCGATGCCGGGGAGCGCCTGTCCGTACAGCACCTTGACGGACGTCTTTCCCGTGAGCTCGCAGACGTCCTGCGGCTTGTTCCGCGGCACGGGTGTGTACTCCGAGTAGAACTTGTTGTTCTCGAAGGCGTTCCGCACGATGTTGAGCGCGTCCATGTGGTTCCCCGTGCACGTTACGCTGGTGGGTGCCTCTTTCATGAGTTTGACCGCGTGCTTCAGAGTCGTGCTGTGATTGGGCAGCTTGAACAGCGCGTGGAGCATGGTGTTCTCGGCGTGCTCGTTGACGTCGTAGCGCATGCCGCGCACCATCGCCTTGCCTCTCTCTCCCGCGGCGTGGTACTCGGAAGGGTTTCCCCACACGTTGTCGAGCAGAGACGGGTTCTTGCGCAGCTTTTCGCACGAGCAGTTGAACGTGAGAACGGCGGTTTCGGGAGAGGACGACCACTGGACGCGCGGATCGTTGTTCATCGCGTTCATGGACATGGCAAACCACTGCGTGTCGACTCCTTCGGGTCGAAAGCGCACGGACATGTTGAGCGTTCCCGGACGCTTCCAGTAGACGCCTCCGCGCATGTCGACCATGCCGGGAGCGTGCTCCGACTCGACGAGGTGGGGTTTGCTGATGCGCAGAGGGTTGGTGGCGTACCTGGGAATGGAGAGGAGCGTGCCCTCGAGCCGCGTGCCCACAGAGGTGAGCGTCGGGGGCGCCGGCGCGTTCGAGTCGACGGTGTTGACCGCGTAGTTGTACATGAGTCCCCGCGTGCATCCCTGGTCGACGAGCCACTTGTTGACGGCGGCGGTCACGTGGTGCGGCTGCAGCTCCTTGAGGGCGTCGAACTTGCTGTTAATATCGTTGGCGTTGCCCATGGAAATGGCTTCGGTGAGCGCGGAGCACATGCCCGAGGCGCTCTCGAGCTCCTGCGACCACGCGGTGTGCAGCTCCTCCTTGACTTTGGCGAGCTCGGACGCGGTGAACGGATTGCGCGTCTTGGCGTCGTCGATCACGGCGCACGCAGCGCTCATGGCGGCGTCGGGGTTCTGGAAGCCGACGCACCACACGCTGAAGAGCGAGTCCATCTTGGAGCGATCCCACATGGCTTCCGCCTGCATGCACACACCGTGCTTGACCAGCGTGTCGTGCAGCCTCGTGCGGAGCATGCTCGACGCCGCCGTGAGCGCGATGCTGTCGGGATGCAGTCCCGAGGGTCCTCGGAAGCCGAGCGCGAGCATCGTGGCTTCTCCCGGCATGGTGAACGTGCGCAGTCCCGTCTGGGGAGGCTCTACCGAGTAGTGGCAGTGGTCGGAGCAGCTGCTCTGTATGTCCCCGAACGACTGCTCGACGCTCTCGTGCAGCTGATCGATCGTGAACGTGTTGGGTGAGAAGGGACCCGCGATGACGTAGGTGGCGTTGTCCGGCGTGTAAGACTTTTTATGGTACGCCAGCAGGGTCCTGCCCTCACTCGCGACGGCGGCTTCGAGGTGCTTGCGGAGTCCTATCGTGGGGTGCATCGGCTGGCAGCGGAACGCGGTGAGGTACAGCTGGTTCATCATCATGCGCATGGGGTTGGTTTGTCCGATCTCCATCTCGTTGAGCACGACGGTGCACTCCTTGGTGAGACGTTCGGCAAAGATCTTGGTGTCCAATCCGCGCATGCGATCCGCCTCGCGGTCAATCACCATGGGGATGTAGTCCATGGGCACGGTGAGGTAGTAGTTCGTGCGGAAGAAGGACGTCGTGGCGTTCTCGAGCGCGCCGTACATCTCCATGTCGGTGATCAACCCTCCCTTGGTGTTGGCGTTGTACTTGGCGGATCCAAAGTGCATGCCGTGCTCCAAAAGGTGACTCAATCCGTACTCTCCCGGCAGCTCGTTGGCGGAACCGATATGGTACACGATATTGGAGCAGGCGCTCCCGGCAGTGTCCATCGGCACGTACATGCACGTCATGCCGTTCTTCAGCTTACGTACTTGGTACTCTACGTTAGGCATTTAAAAGTAAATGGTATTATATTTATAGTAGCTAAAGTTCTACGGGGTAGGAAAGAATGATCAAGTCGATATCCTGTCCGAACGGAGTTTCGAAGTTTGGTGTTTCTCTGCAGGGTTCGAGCAGGATGACGGTAGAGCGTTTCGGGCGCCTACCTCCCTTGTGCGCTTTGAGAGTGTACATGTCCCGATTGGGCAGCACCTTACGCAGTTTCGAGAGTACCGCCGAAAATCTGGAGATGATGGTAGCTTGGGGATATTTGCGCAAAAAATCCATTTTGGCACCCCATTCAGGTTTCTCGGTGACGCGGTAGCAGTTGCCCCTGTGCATGACGATTTTACCCTCAGTGTCCTTGTTCGAAATACGCATGTAGCCGTCGATATCAGATCTGCACATGGGGCAGCATATGCCTCTTTTTTTCAACTCTTTGGTGCACTCGTCGCAAAAGATATGACCGCACGTCGTGACAGTGGGCACGTCGAAATCCGAGAGACACACGGCGCACTTATCCTCCAAATGCTCCTCAATCATCTCCTGCTTGACATTGATCTTCTCGGCGATGGATTTGACAGTGCCCTCGTAGGCGTCGAGCCTCTCACCGCCAAAGTGCTCTGAGACGAGCGAGGGGTGCAGCAGAAACTTGCACACCGTATCCACGCGCTTTTGTATAGGGAGTAACCGGGTATTTTTCAGAATCGTTTCGGTATTCCCTGGAGCACACTGGTGGAAGCGCAGGTGTATTGTGGGAAACTCGACGCCCTCGCTGAGCTGACGCTCTCTTGTAAGGTAGATCTCCCCCCGCTCGTCTCTGGGCAAGCCGTGCACGACCCACGCGCGCTCCACATTGTCCGGGTTGCATATCGCCCAGCGCGTTTTTATTTTCGAATCCCTCAGCGAATGGTAGAACGTCGAGTAGTTTACTGGCAGCGACACACACACGATGCGCTCAAATGTGTTAAAGTGCGCCGTGTGACGCATAAACGTATTTTTGGTGGTGACGACGAGGTCCCCGTCCTCGCGGCGCCGTCCGTAGTAGCGCTTGCAGTCCCATAGAGATATACTCGACGCGTCGACGACCACGAGTGTTTTGAGCGGCTTGCGCTTCATCAGCTCTGCGACGAGTAGTTTTGTGCGCAGAGCGTACACACAAACGACGCCGCCGAACGTTTTCTTTTTGGTGCTGTTGACGCCGGCGTGGATCGTCAGCGTCGTGCTTCCCAACTTGCGCTCGTACATGTTCTGTAGAGGCTGCTCCTCCATACCGAGCATGCGCGACAGCGTGAACCGAATGTCCGGCGCGGCGCTGATGCCGACATACTGCGGAGGCGTGTACGGAATGGGTTCCGATATCACAGAGTAGAGGTACGCCAGACTGCTCGTCGACGCGGTGATGCCTGTCCACAGCAAAGAGACGTGCAGCTTCTTGTCCTTGAGCTCGAACGCGAGATCAAACACGGGTTTCTCGCACTGCAGCTGCATCAACCACTCGGCTATTTTGAACAGAGGTGCGTTTTTCTCTCCGATGCTGAGCAGCTCTTGCACGCGCTTATCGTCGTGGTGCTCGAGCGCAACGTCGATGTAGACGCCAATATCCGCGTCCGACTGCACCTCGATCGTTCGAAAACGCGTCGCCACGTACTGGCATACGAGAAGGTGCAACTTGTTGGGCATTCTGGTATTGCTGTTGTACAGATCGTACACGATTTCTTGCGTGCTGAGTCGATGGTACATAGAGATAGGATGCGATTTGACAGGAAACATGTCGAACTGAAACTCTGCGACTTTGGTATGCTTTGGCTGCGGCACGTTGACGTACGAGGTGTATGTCCACGGATAAACGAGTCCCGGACCCCTGGAGAGCGCCAGCTTTCCGTTCGCGAGCACGAATTTGGATACGCTCGGCGACCATAGGGGAAAGTCGTGCGCCTTTCGTACAATACGAGAGGAGTGCACAGGCAAGTTGATGATATGGTTGCTGAATGAAAGCTGCACGTCCACGGTGACGCCGTCGCTGGCGTACACCGAGGCGGGTGCCCACTCGCCGTACACGAAGAGACAGAGCGTGTCGCCGTTCACGAGCCTCGTGCGCCAAGACTGGTCGGCGAGCTTGACCCTCTTTTTAAACACGGTGATCGATCCCCCCTTGCACACCTGACGCCGCACGAGCTTAAAGTACCTTTCGGTTTTACCAACCACAATGTACTCGGAACCACCATACATCACGTAGTCGCGAAGAGAAATAACCCGCTGCTTCGTCATGATCTACTAACTCAGAGCTGATCTTTATACACCATGACTAAATCACCAACAGAGGAAGCCACATGAAAATGACGCAAACGATCAAATACAAACCCATATCGTCGATCGCGCGCACGACGAAACTCTCGACGTACTCGCCAAGCACGCCGGACAGGTTCATCAGCGATACGAACAGCGCGTAGCTGACGCCCTCGTTGCCGTCGCTGGACATCTTGGCGGCTTCGATGACGACGGGGAGCACGAAGAGCATGGACCCGATGCTACCCAACACGCTGCGCAATAACTCGAACTCGAACATAGGCGCGCCAAGATAAATCGCGAACGCCAGCAGCGCGCAGACGACATTGAGGCACACAGACGCGTAGAGACACCCGCGGAAGCCTCCGGTGTACTGGTAGAAGAAGGACACGACGCACGAGGCAAAGGCGCCGCACACAGAGGTCACGGACATCTCGATGGGACTCAACCCCCTCTGCAGCACGGAGAAGAACGCGTTGTTGATCTCGGGCATGCTCTCCATCATAATAGCAGTCAGCAGCAAAAAGCGCATCTGCTTCAAGGAACCAATAGCGTCCATAATAGAAGACACCTTGCGGGGAGGTTCCGAGATGCTCCACACGATGAGACTCAGCACGAAAGGCGCCACGCTCGAAATACGCATAACAGCGTCGTAGTGCAGGTACTCGTAGGCGCCTCCAGAAAGTCCAGTCGCAATCATCGAGCCAAAGGAGCGCGCCGTCCAACACGTGCTCTGCAACTGTCTGCCGTGCACCTTGGTGTTGGCGACCACCATAGAGTCGGACGCCACGTCGGCAAAACAGATGAAGAACGACGCCAGCGTCAACCCCACGACGAGATTCGACCCGAACTCGGGCAGATACGCCAAGCAAAGACCCCCGGAGAAGGCTCCGACAGACACACACATGCGACGCCCAACACGATCACTTATGTAGCCGTAGAGCGGCTTGAACCCCCAGGGTGCAGACACGCAGCTCCAGGCGAGCGCGAGGTCGGCGCCAGTGTAGTTGTACGTATTGACCATCTCGTACTGCGCGGACAAGCCAATGAACGCGAACGTGAACCCATACGTCGCGTACGCAAAGTACAACGTCTGCATTGAGTCGACAGTTTTAATGTATATACATGCTCCCTCTTATATGAAATGGCATCGGATGGACTACTCGCTTTTCCCGCGTGCGGCGACAAGAGCTCCATAGGGTTGGGCATTCTTCTCGGCATGATTCAACACTCCCCCGACAAACTCAATCACACCACCATCTGCGGCATCAGCGCTGGAAGTCTCGTAGGATCCATTCTCGCGCAAATAGAGCCTGGAAACAACGTCAAGGCGCTAGAAGAAATAAAGAAAATTATGCAGCTGCACGTCGATTTCGTGAAACCTTGGAACAAGCACGGGACTCTTATGAGCATTGCGGCAGGCATGCTGTGGCACAAGAGTCTTTACAAATCCAATCTCATGGACGTCGTGAAGCCGCTGTGGAACGACACAAAGCATAGAGAACTGTACGTCGGCGTCACAAACCTCACGGAAGCGAGGTACATGACGATAGAAAAACCGTGCATCGAGTTGGTCGTGGCGTCCGCGTCCGTACCCGTCGTGTTTCCGTCCGTCACGTACGAATCGTGCGAGTACTGCGACGGAGCGCTGCACCACGTCATACCGATCAAAGAGATCAAGAAATACTGGAAGAGTGGTCCACTGGACGTGCTGCTGTGCTACCCCACAGACTACCAAGAGTTCCAAAAGGCGAACGTGCCCGAGTACAAACGAGAAGTGTACGGCTACGTGTTCAAAACCATGTCCGAAGTCCTGTACAACAATATGATGAGGGATCTCAGAGAACTCGCGACGTTCTGCGACATTTCCTTTGAGGAGATGAAAAAGGGAGGATGGTTCAGAAGTAAGGACAGAGACGTCCGCGTGTACGTCCCCACCGTAGGCATGTACGTAGATTTCACAAGAAGGAACTACGGCATGCTGGACGAGATGCACAAACACGGTCAAGAGGTCGCCAAAAAAGTTCTTGAAAGTATAAACAAGGTAGAGAGCTCAGACAATGGCGTATCTTCTGCTCGTCCCCGTCGCCTACTATGGCACTAAGAAGATTGCAGACAAACTATTCAACATGACCTCAGAGTACATGCTGCAGAAGGAGAACCTGAAGGACGACAGCGAGGCGCTGCTCGTGGCGGCAATGAGCATACTCGAGAAGCACAAGGACGTGAACGAGGAACACCCCGCGTTCAAGTCCAAAGTGCTCGTAGAGGAGGCGGTAGACTCGCTCAAGTACGCGTCCGAGACGACCAAAGAGCAGTGGTTTCAAAGGAACTACCACTACGAGAACCAAAAGCTAAAACACCTACAAGACGAACTAGAAAGAAGACTACGTTTGTTGATGATGGTTACACGCTAGCATCTATTACATTGTCTAAGTTCTCTACGTTCACCGGATTTATTGTTTCTTGAACGTCTGGCTTTATTTTTGCAGAACACAATGCAGAACACAACGACCCCCGATGGCGGCTCACGAACGAAGTGATAATCATTACAAGAATCAGTAGCAAAAACGGCGTCGCAAATGCTACAAACCAATAGACACCGCCATGTTTGGAGTAAGGTTCGGGGTGATACGCACTACCCGATACATTGGTTATGTTTGTAGCATTCGTATAGACGATCTCACGTAGTACGTCGGATACGTTCGACATGTCGTTCGACATATTTTGCAATGCATGCTGTATGTTGACTGCGATACGCTCGACCATGCTCGTCGCGTTCGTCACGTTCGTCATATTCGATATGTTCGACACTAATGATATATTTTGCAGCATGTATGTGATATTGACAGTAATATTCTCTATCATATTTGACGCATTTGATATAGCAACATGCTCCGTCATATTTGACGTATTCGATGTTATGTTCGAGTCAAGCTGCGGCTTGAGCAGGGTGTACATGTCGTACACTGTCGTCATATTGACCACCGACATGTTGGATACAGTGTTTATGGTAGATTCGTTGGAGAAGAGCAGTTTTTTGGGTGAGCACTGCGAGGCAAACACCAACACATGATTCACGAATAGCTGGAGGCACATTTTTTGGAGCTGTCATGACCTTTGGCGTACACCATTATATATGCATCTGTGGATAACAGAAATGTGGATATTCAGGACGCATGTGATTGGTCAACCCTACAACGAATCTTACCGGAAAGTGCGCAACCGATACATTGCCGAAGTAAAAAGAGGTATACTGCCCACGCACGCAGAAATGGAATTATGGATTGACCGCAAAATGGACAGAGTACAAGAAGCGACATTTTCCATCGACGTGCCCAACGAAATCGCAGAAGCGTGTCTGGTCGAGTCTTCTATCGAGTCCTACTACGAGGACATGACGCGAGGCAGAAAGGTGAGCGTCGTGGGGACGCGCACGCGGAAAAGGATACGCTGCGCGATATGCCTGCAGTGCAAGTTCACCAAGATCAAGGTGGCATGCGGACACATCTTCCACCGTAAGTGCGTCGACGAATGGGCAAGATGGCGCTGCGTGTGCCCTGTGTGCGAGGCACCGCTCAAAGTAAAGGAGGACGCCCCGGCTCCTCCTCCGCGCGCCCCAGACAACCGAGCGTCCACTGCTGCTTGTACTGTCGAATACGACAATCACGCCTATGTTGCCAGCGAAGCTCCTCAAAGCAATTGGAGCTTCTGACGTCACACCGAGGCTGCCACACGACGTTGGAGCGGTACAGAGGCAGCGTGTACCTGTCCAGCGGCACGAGATCACGCATGGGGAGGAAGCTAAGCACGTGCAGAAACACGTCGTCAGGCAGCATTGCAGAGGCACACTCGTGTTAAATAGGCGCGCGGCACATGGGGCAGGTTCTTTGTTGCTTTTCAAGCCGTTGCTTTTTGAGCCACTGGTTGATGCACCTCCTGTGGAAGATGTGTCCGCAGTTGAGCTGGTAGTCGGCATCTTCGTAGCAGATGGAGCACGTGGTATCGATCTCCTTGAACTCATTATCGACGTACACCTTGTAGTGGTCGAACGCCGGATAGCGCGAGTGAATCCAATCCTGCACCTTTTGCTTGAAGGTGCTCTTATCCATGGCGTCCAAATGTTCTAGAATCGTATCCTTAGATATATGAGAGGGAAACCAAAGTAACATTCATTTTCTTAGTTTGTGTATTTATACGTCCCGAGCCTTTTAAATGTACAGAATCACCCGCACCGACTTTGAGCAGACGCACCAGTGGCAGGGTTTTTGCGCAGTGGTAGAACTTGGCGAAAAGCTCGTGTTTCCGAACGGTGAAAGCTACAGGTACAAGATAGGCAAGGGTAGACTCAGGATCCTCGAGGGACCCCACAAGGGGTGGTACGATCTCACCGAGATCTCATAAGGGTGACACTCACAGAGGTGACACCAGACAAGCCGGAATCGTGACAGGCGGTGCAGGGGAGACGATACCGCGCGACGCGACGCACGTTGTAGTGCAAACAGCAATCCCTGCTGGAATAGTTGGTGTTCCCACGACTGCGGCTCCGGCGGTTGCCACGGTGGCGCCAGCTGCGAGTGTACCGACTGTTGCTGTGCAAACGCTGCCACACGCTGAGCTGCAGATGATTGCGAAGGTTTGGGTGAAGAGAGTGACGAAAACAATGAAAAGGAGCATCATGATTTTTTTGAGTAGGTTGGGTCTGCATTGATACACCATGTTCATTTGAAAAAAATGGTGTAGCAGTCGAAGGAACACTAGATAAACCCATGGAATATACTCCTCTGAAATTCCTCGAACATACTCCTAACTTCATGGACGAAGATAGGCGCACTCCTCTGTGGCACGCATGCCATACGCGAATGCCCGATCTTGACATAATTGCGGAGCTTCTAGAGAGAGAAGATGTAAACCACGCAGACAGGTTTGGAACAACTCCGTTAGCGTCACTTTTTTACGGTACCCCAGAGATCCAAGAAGTGTGCAAACTACTGCTGCAACACGGTGCGGACACAAACCAACCGGATCGGCTTGGCTGGACTCCCTTCATGCAGGCGTGCAGACAGGGGGATAACGCGTGCGTCTACATGATGATCCTGCACGGCGCAGACTTGTACAAAGAAGATAGATACCATAGAAACGCGATCCTCCATATCGCAGCGCTGCCAAGGTGCAAGCGCAGGCAGGAGGACGATATAGAAGCATTCATAAAGAAGGAGATTTACCAGCGGCAGTTTTGGCATCTGGTAATAATCGGAGCATGCAGTGACTACGGAAAACGCCTTCCCATCGTCATTCTAAAAGAGATAATGGTGTATCTGTAGGTGCCTAGGGTATCCAATAGGGTATCCAAAACATGGGTCTACTCGCAGGATTTCTCGCAGCAACATACTGCTACATTGGTACAGGAGTTGCATTCGCCGCTATTGGAGTTCCCTCTGGGGGTGCTGGCATTCCAGTCGCAGTGGCTACAGGAGCGCTGTTTTGCGACGGCATTATCACTGCAGCAACTATTGCTCCCACGCCATAAAGCTAGCAATACTAAAGACGAAAACTATTAATAACCCATTACGTTTAGAAAATGTATTGGATGTATTCATGTTGGAACGACAAGTATGAAAAACGCTTAAGACAGGATCAATATGCTTGTTTCGAGTGCCGTTGTGTAAAAAATGTGTCACGCAAAAAAAAACAACACAAAATCTTTTATTTCCATGCAGACGGAGTACCGTATGCCTATAGTAAAACAAATCCTCCTGATGGAGTTCCCAAATGCTCCCAATGCGCACAGGTTATGAAATGGGTTGGACCACACTTTAAAGCACCGAAGCAAAGGCGTAAAGGCGACTGGCAGTACCTGGCTACACTTGTTAAATAAACATGGTGTATCACAGAGGTGCTACAGAATCCAAAAAAAAATGATCTTTCTTCTTGTCATCCTATTCAGCATTATACCTTCGGTTTCTTCAGGAGCACTTTCGTGTGTTGGGTGTATGGTTTCAGCGTGTGGAACCCCGGTTGCAGCTTGTTCGCCGATTCTTCTTAGTGGGTTGCTGGGCATCGGGGCATACATGTCGTGTGTGGGGTCGTATTGCAGTGCAGGGGCAATAGCATTGTGCGCGCCGGTATGTGTAGTTATACCCGTATAGTATTTAAGTAAAATTTTTTTTTTACAGGGCGTCGTGGCGCAGTGGTAGCGTATTTGTCTCATAATCAAAAGGTCGGAGGATCGAAACCTCCCGACGCCTTTTTTTAGCAGAGCTCTTGGAGAGTTTTTTTCAGGTTCGATTCCTGACTCTGCTTACTATTTAGCTTTTGCTTGTACATACTAAGATGAACTTTTGCGAGAATGTGACATCGTGCACCGCAGACGAGTGCACAGATTTCTTGTGCTTTGACTACACTACGGGTATACTCATCACTAATCCTCTGGAAGATTTTTGGGCAAATGTTGGCATTGGAGTTGCGTATTTTATCCTTCGATTCTTTCAGCTCTGGCTAGGTTCGCTCTACTGGCAGAAAGAGAGGGAGCTGCTGAGCGTAAAAAAGAACAGTCGGAATTACGAAGCGATTAAAACTCAAACGTGGATTCAGTTTGGACGCACTATACTGTCTACAGTAGGGTTTTACCTTCTTGTACAACAAAGTTTGTATATTTTTATCGCGCTGATAGTTTTAGACACATTATTCGTTCCATGTAGAATGAAATACTTAATGAAGAAGGATGACACGCATGCCGTACAGAACGTGCTCGTCGATTTGTGGCATTTGTACGACTCTGCACAACATAAATTGCCCATACACAATAGAACGTTGGAAGAACTAGGGAAGATTATTAAAGAGATGAGAACTGAGTCTCAAAATGGTATTACTACAAATGGAAACAAAATGAACTCCCTTTACCGCCGTCCGTACCTCTCATTCTAGAGGGCACCGGCAAAGGGGGCACGTGAAGGGGACTTCTTTCTTCTTGCAGGCGTACTTCCAACGGGTGAGACAGAAGCGGTGCATGTGCTGTTCGCACTCGGGACACTCGGACGCCTCTCGCATGATGACGCCGAGACATATGGCGCACTCGTCTCCCAGCAGGGGTTTGCGATGCACGACTTTTCTAGGTCGAGGGATGCAGCATCCCATTGAGAAAGCAGGGCATGCTTAAATATCTGTCACGCTCGTCGGAGAGGAGCACAAGAGACGGCGCACGAGGAGAGCGCGCGCGGGTGAAGGGTACCTCCTGTACATCTCCATCGCCATCACGAGCATCGCCACGCCCCTGAACTCGAGAGGAGGACGCACGATCAAGGAGAAGTCCCCGCCGCACGCCTCCCTGACGCTGAAATAAATGTCCGAGGGACGCCCCTCTGTGCGCACCCGGGTCCAATCCATTTTAAGAAGTGCCTAAGTATAAATATATCATGCTGGTTTGTAAATGGATATTGTGAATGTGTCTGTTTCAAGCAGTGTAATATCATTAGGAGATCGTGAGGAGATTTCGGTGTCGTTTTCTGGGGACGGGTTGCGCATCGTGTCCGGGTCTAAAGACAATACCGTGCGGGTGTGGGACGCGGTGTCTGGGGTTTTACAGAAAACGCTGGAGGGGCACACGAGAGACGTGAACTCGGTGTCGTTTTCTGGGGACGGGTCGCGCATCGTGTCCGGGTCTTACGACTGGACCATGCGGGTATGGGACATAGATCCGGGTAGTCAAAATTATGGGGAGTGCGTGTTGGGTCCGCTGGAGGGGCACACGGATTGGGTGAACTCGGTGTCGTTTTCTGGGGACGGGTCGCGCATCGTGTCCGGGTCTTCAGACAACACCGTGCGGGTGTGGAACGCGGTGTCTGGGGAGTGCGTGTTGGGTCCGCTGTATGGGCACACGAATCAGGTGTACTCGGTGTCGTTTTCTCCAGACGGGTCGCGCATCGTGTCCGGGTCTGGGGACTATACCGTGCGTGTGTGGGACATAGATCCGGGTAGTCAAAATTATGGGGAGTGCGTGTTGGGTCCGCTGAGGGGGCACACGGATTACGTGAGTTCGGTGTCGTTTTCTGGGGACGGGTTGCGCATCGTGTCCGGGTCTGGGGACAACACCGTGCGGGTGTGGGACGCGGTGTCTGGGGATTGTGTGTTGGGTCCGCTGTATGGGCACACGGATGGGGTGACCTCGGTGTCGTTTTCTCCGGACGGGTCGCGCATCGTGTCTGGGTCTTACGACAATACCGTGCGGGTGTGGGACGCGGGGTCTGGGGAGTGCGTGCAGACGTTGGAGGGGCACACGGATTACGTGATGTCGGTGTCGTTTTCTGGGGACGGGACGCGCATCATATCGGGGTCTCGGGACAACATTGTGCGGGTGTGGACGCCAACGATGCCATGGGTCAAGTCAATAAGGGTCGAGACAATACCTGTACCACACCTACGTTTCTAATTATAAATACCAGCATGGTGTCTAAGTAATGCACAAGCGCAAGAGGAGCGACAGCGTGTTGAAGCACACAAAGCGTTTCAAGAACCGTTTCGGCAAGCTGCACGCCAAGATAGAGCGTCTGGAGGCGCTGGTGGGCATGCCCGAGGTGAAGAAGAACGTGATGGGGCAGGTCAAGTACCTGTTGGTGAACGACGGCAAGACGGACAATCATTTTCTGCACACGTGCATTTTGGGTCCACCCGGTTGCGGCAAGACGACGCTCGCCAAGGTGCTGTTCGAGCTGTGGAGTTCGATCAAGGTGTTCTCCGAGGGCGCGCGTTTCTCTGTGGTGCACCGCTCCGACCTCGTGGCGCCCTACATGGGTCAGACGGCGGGGCGCACGAAGAAGACGCTGCAGAAGCACAAGGGAGGGTGCATCTTCATCGACGAGTTCTACACGCTGCTGACGGGACAGAGAGACTCGTACGGAGAGGAGGCGCTCGGCGAGCTGAACACGTTCATGAGCGAGAACCCCGACACGGTGGTGATCGTCGCCGGGTACAAGAACGAGGTGGAGCAGGTGTTCAAGGCGCAGCCGGGTCTGCGTCGCCGCTTCGCGTGGAATTTCGAGATTCCCAAGTACACTGGCGCGCAGATCTTCGACATTTTCAAGCTGCAGCTGGAGGAGCACGGGTGGAGAGTGGAGGGGCGCGCGAAGAAGCTGTTTCGGTCAAACCGGTTCAAAAACGCGGGGGGAGACACGCTGAACATTGCGCTCAAGGCGAAGATTCAGTACGCTGAGCGCAACTGGGTGCTGGGCGGGGACAAGCTGCTGCTGTACGAGGACGTAAAGAAAGCGATAGACATTCACTTTAAGACGCGTGCACAGCCGTTGGATATGTACGTCTAGAACCTCCGTACTCTTTGGGTATCCGCTGCACGAGATCCTTTGCGATAATCTGCGTATCTTTGACGGGTAGGTTGAACCGCGAAAGGAAACGTACGAGCAGTGCGGTAGGGTTTCCTGAAAGTTGTACCGTGTGCGTGTACTGCAGCACGAGCTGCTCGACGGAACGAATACCCTGTCGCACGAGCGCGTGCTCGCACGCCGCGCCGATGCCTCTTACGTTTTGCAGCGGCGTAATGTACTTGGGGTACATGAACATCGACGAGGGCGGCACGCGCTGCATGATGTGCCACAATCCGATGGCGTCGGCGAGGGCGGTGTGCGTTTCCATGAATTTTTTCCCCATGACGTGCTCGTAGACGTCGGCGAGTTTGTACGAGGGAAGCGTGATTTTCGTGCGCAGAAAGAGCAGCGAGTCGAAAAAGTACCAGCACGGCATTTGTACGTTGTGACGTCTGCACTCGTGTTCGAGCACGAGCTTGTCGCTGCGGAAGCAGTTGTGCGAGATGAGCACGGCTTGGGGTCCGACCCACTGCGCGAACTTGGCGAATCCGGTTTCGAACGGCACGGCGTGATGTTTCTTGAGATATGCGTCGGTGACGTGCACGCACCCTTTGTGCGTTTTCTTGTCGGTGGGCACGTTCATGATTGCTTGAAACGTAGTGCCGTCGATTTTAACGGCGCCGACGTGCCATATGTGGCAGTCGGACGCGCCGTTGTTGATGTCGCCGACAAACTCAAAGTCTACGAACACGTGGTTGTAGGGGGTTATGGGTAGAGCCATTGAAATAAAATATATATTGTTTATACATATACACCATGTTAAAGTCTATACACGTCGTACTGCAGTCTAAGCGTCCCGGTGTTGCATGTTTGTTTTTTGTAGGTGTGCACGTAGTAGTCCAACTCCTCCTCGCAGTCTCTCCCCTTGCCGTACGTCTGTATGCTGTAGTCCTTTGAAAACCCATCTTGCAGAAACCCAGGCAGTCTGTTTCTTCCCCAGTATTTGTATCTGTCGATATCAAAATCATCTTGATTGTACCTCGTGTATGTATTATATGCATCTGTGTAAACGCACCCGGACCACACAGAATTGATGGTTTTCTCTAGTTCTGTGTAGTAGGGGTAGTCGTTTCCAATGAACCCTGCACATATTGGCAAAAGTTCTGTTGCTTTGTAGTCGTCTCTCCTTTCCCAGATGTAGTATATATTTTCTACGCGCTTACACGCACCGCTGCTATCCGCATTTTCTGTGACATCAAGATACGAGTGCGGAGTGAATTGACCTGACAGCTCTCCGTCGCACTTTTTGCACGTCTGCTGTCCTGCTTCGTCCTGGTATTGGTGGCAGAAAATACACGCGGGATTTGGCGGAACTATGTAGCTGACGACTTCGGTGCGACTGCTGAACTGGCTCCAGTCGATGGTTTTCCCGTAGATAGATCCACAGGGCAAACACGTTTTCGTCTCTGGCTGCGCGAGCATGATCTCGTCACTGTTTGGAAAGTACGCCTCGCGCGCCCACCCAATAGGGCACGCGATGCAGGGTTCGGTTCCGCCGCGATGAATCTGATGATGACCGGACGCGCACTTTTTACAGTGCGTGGTGCCGGCGCTGTCTTGGTAGTATCCTTCCGGACAGATAACGCACGTCCGCGTTGCCGGATCGAACCCTCTCCAGCCGGCGGGGCACGTTTTACAGTCTCCGTCCAGATACTCGCCTGGTTTGCACGATCCACACTCTGTCGGACGAGAGTATGTCACCGATCTCGGCGCGTAGACCCCCTCTGCGAGTGTCACGCTTGTCGTGATGTACGTATCGCCGAGCTGCGGTTTGTACGCCTTGCTCGCTTGCGACGCATCGAACAAGACGATCTGATTCAACTCGTTGCATGGCGTGCACGCAGACAAATCTTTGACGCTCCCCTGCTCGCACTCTCGAAAGATACCCGCGAATCCTTCGTTCGCAACGAGCTTTTGCATCTCTGTTAGCTCGTCCTCTGCAATCGAAACCAACGTATTCTGTTGCGCGATGAGATATCCATACAGCGCGTTTGCCTCGTAGACTGGTATCGAAGCACTTCCCAAGGTTGTTGCGATAGGTAAACTGACCCAATCTATGTTCGTGCCTTCCTGACTATTTATTTCAGTATACGTTGATTCAACAACCACACCCATGCGACTAGCTAGATCATCAAGTGCTCTAACAGCTCCCATATAGATTTCTAATGCATTAGCGGCAAAGGGATCAGCCTCAAATGCATCGCGATACGTATTGACTATAGCCAGTGCTGAATTGTAGTTGCTAATCAATTTATTCATCTCACTCTCAATATATTCGGCGAGCTCTCTAAATATGACACTGTACGTGTCTCTTGTTTTTTTCGCCGATATGACATTCGATTCGGCTCTAGTGAGCATGGACGGATCAGACCTGCACGTGTTTGTGCATACGCGACATCTTGCCTGCCCGACGCCGTCTTGAAAGTAGCCTTTCGGGCAGATTTTACACTCTGAAGCCTTTTCATTGTCCTGGTAGTATCCCTTGGGACACAGCGTGCATTTGGTGGTGCACGCGTCCATATTGAACGATCCTCGTGCGCAACTCTTCCGCATGCCCCTATCCATGTACTCGCCTTCACAGTTGCATCCTGATACAATCTGATACGCGTCCGCCACCTCGACGTCTCTAAAGTCGTATCTCGTGTACGAGTCCTTCGCGTCGATAGGACAGTCTTCGTGCGGATGCGAAGGGTTGGCTTCGCACCAGCACGAGCCTACGTAGAAGGCAAACCCTAAGACAGGACCCTTTGCTAACGTCACGCCTCTGCACGCCCTTGCGCACGCCTCGACAGACACAGTGCCCCATGGTTTATTTATCTCCCAACCCTCGGCATTTTGCTTGCATTCGCCCTTGTGCGCGAACTCGTATGTATTGTATGGATTGTCGAAGCCTCCGGCAGCAATGTTGTGACATAAACACTCGCCGCTTTTGCTAAGACGTATGGCGTCCGGAGGGTTGTCGAGTATAAAGTCTGGGTTGTGGTTGTGCTCTTCAGAGGCAATGTTCACGCCGTTGATGCAGCTGTATGCGCACGCCTGGAGACGCTGCTCTTTGGTATCACCGGGTGTTTTGAGATACGTCAGTGTTCTGAACGCGGCAGTGGTAGAAAACAATTTCATTTCTCGGAGTACAAACTTGTCTTCGCAGCCGCATGTCGCGTCGTCTATGTTGGAGTTGTCTGTATACGACTCCATGTTGCACACGAACGGATTTTTTTCGTTGCGCCGATAAAACAAAGAGTTCTCCCATGTCGGTTGCGTATCTCCTCCGCTGACCCTGAATAGACGTGAACCTTGGTTGGGGTGAATCGTGCCACCAATATGACACCTGCACGTGTTTCCGCGCATTTCCATGAAAGACAGTGCGCCGTCGGCGTCCCCCACCTTGTTGATTGCGCGCGTGTTTTTGTACGCTGTCCATGTCGGTTGCACGTAGATTTTAATAGTTGCAATGCGTGGGTACATGCCTGCATTTGAACGGATATCGAAGGACGTGCCTACCCTATCACAATCGTACGATTTCGTGGAGCTCATGATATTGAGTTCCGAACCATCTACGTTTGCGCACGATGCCGAGTCAACAAGCAGCGATATGTCCGTATTTCTCCACGGATCTAAAGTATTGGTGAGCTCCACGCGTTTAAACCGAACGCGCGAAGTATCCAGAATGTAATTGTATCGCGCGTACGCGTCCGGGAAACCTTTCATACCGCCAATGAAGTTATCCACGCAGTGTCCATTAGCAGAGCACAGGGATTTAACAGAATCGTCGTCTAAGTACGTTTGCAGATTGGATGCGCTGAAGTGTGCAATATTTGACACGCCTTCCACCCAAAAACCCCACACGTATGCGCCAGATAACGTCGTGACGACAATACGTAATCCCCAGGATTCTGATTTATAGAATAGCAGCTTGTCGCCCACACGATAAGGGTGTTGATTCGACACTACTACTGATTGGTGAATTACAAAATCACCAGTGACATCCTCGCAAATGGTGTTGTCTTCGCAGTCGAAATTATTGCAGTCTTTGTGCGGGTGCGACGGATTCGCCTCGCAGTAACAACTCCCCCTCTGCCACGCAAAACCTAGTACAGGTCCATTCTTATATATTTTACCACTACACGCTCGTGCGCAGTCGTCCACAGAGGCGTCACCGCTTGTTTCACTATCCTCCCACCCGTCTGCGTTATGTTCACACTCACCGAAATGTGCAAACTCGTACGGTTTCCACGAGTATTGTGTATCCATGTACACGAATTCGTACCGAGTGTAGCTGTCGGGGAAAGCCAGACGAGATGACGCAAAGTTTTCTAGACAGTAGCCTCCCATCGCGCAAGAAGGTCCTTTGTCAACCGAATCGTAAATATCATCGGTTATGTCCGTTATGGCGCTTATACCGTGGACTCCGTAGTTCAGCCAAAAGGAGCTCAACCAAACGCCGTTCAGCCGCGTTGCAACAACACGAGCGCCTCCAGAATCTTCTTGGTAAAATATGAGCTTTTCGCCCAACATGAGTGGATAGTGTTGCCTATGAACATGTGTATTGTATACGAAATCGCCTTTGTACAGTTTACATATTTCCCCGCTTTTACACCCCTCGTTGCAATCGACATGGGGATGTGGTGGGTTCGCCTCACACCAACAAGACCCAGGCGACCATACGAACCCGCGTGCGGGTCCCTTGGGCAGTGTTGTAACTCTGCACGCGTCTGCGCACTCTGTCGCAGTGTGTCTGCCGGCTGGTTTATTTATTTCCCATCCATCGACATTGTTCTCACACTCACCAGGATGCGATAGCACGTATCCGATATTGGTGTCCGATGTCGGTTGCACATCCCAAGTCTCGGTTGCAACAAGCCTTTCCGATGCTTCGTCCTGCGTGTTGCACTCGGTGAACGATAATGCGCACCCAGACAGTGATACCGAAAAGTAAGTGCATTGGCGCCGAACACACTCTTTCTCGCACATCGAGTACGTCACGCTCCCCTGCACGATGTTCAAGTCCTGCGCGGTGACCAGAGTGTCCGCAGGGCACTCGCGATGACCAATGAACTCTGTTTTTACGGCAGGATCATGACCTCTCTCAGGCAATAAAAAGTACACCGGAGCGTCCGTGCGACGGCAAAGACAATTGTAGCCGTCCGTGCCGCAATCCGCGTTCTCCACAAGAGCCACCGCAGTGTAGTTGAAGTACGCTGAACCGCTTTTCGAACTGCAGCCGGGGATAGGAGAGTCGGACGATATGCTCTCCACGATCGCACCAGTGCTCTCGAACGCCTGACGACACTCCTCCTCTGTATCTATTCGGAACGCACCGGTGAGGCAGCTGCCGGCAGTGCGCAGAAAGTAGTTTTCCTCGCGCACCTCGCGCTGCGCGCAGAATATGCCGCATCTGGAAGCGTCCACCTCTGAATCAAAGGTAATCTCGTAGTACGTGCTGTCCGTGATGTTCTTGTCCTCGTGCTCAAGAATCGGTTTGTACAAAGGCTCCATATCGTACACGGTATACTCTTTGTTCGGCTCGTTCATATTAAAGTGCGCGATCTCGTAGTACTGCACGTTGTTAAAGTCGTAGCGAACATAGCCACCGCTCGGTTCACCGCCACAATCAGGATGAGGGTGCGACGGATTCGCCTCGCAGTAGCAGGTTGAACCTGACCAAATGAACCCCAGTGCAGGTCTATTTGCAAGTTGCTGTCCCCTGCACGCGTGCGCGCAGTCGTCTATCGTCTGTGCCGGTTTCTCCATCTCCCATTCTGCCCCGTTCTGCATGCATTCGCCTTGATGCGCAAACACGTACGTCCATTCAGGATCTGTATTGTCGGTACACTCGCCGCGCGCGTCGTCGTTGGGCACGAAATCGTAGCACCTGCACCTCCCGGTATTCTCAGTGTACGCAAAGTACTTTGCTGTCCTGTAGTCGAAGAAGCGGCGCTGATCCTCGGTGTCGCGCACTCCCTCAGAGCAACCTGTCAGGCACGACAACGCGCCTTTCGAAGCCAAGGGGAATCCAGGTATAGCTCTCTGACATACGCAATTGTACGTCCCAGTGCATTGGTCAAGAGCGTCATCTGCTGTGTTGAAGTATGTTGTTTTAATCGTCACACTCGTAGAAAACATATTCATAACAAAAATCTGCTGAGAACAGAACGCGGGAACGTTATTTGTATCGTCTGTGTTGTATACAGACGAGATCCCATCTTGCATAGTGGTGAGATAGGCTCTTTCGCATGTGGGTTCGTCTATAATGGTTTTATACCCGTGGTGCTCGCACGTGTGAGAGCTCACAAATACGAATTCAACCGGAGAATAGATTTCGACGACGCGATCAGGGCACATGCTGTTCGGGTAGTCCGTGTTCCAGTCCTCGTGTATACGCTTGGCAGTGTATGGGTTGTCAAAGAAGCCGTCGTCGTCGTAAAAACTGCAGCCGTACCTATTACGTGTACCGACGTCGATACCCTGAGATCCATCCCATGGAGAACGCTCAAAATTCGTTTCGTATAACCAAACCCCCTCTTTCTGTATTCTGTTCCACACCCACGCCTGCTTAAAAAACATGCCGTTCTGGTGAAGCAAGTCGTGGCAGCCTCGGAGCGCGCACTCGATGTACCCAATACTGCCGAGCGCCTGTTCCTCGCAGCCGCTGAGATACAAGACGCCCATATTTCTCTCCACCGCCTGCACCGGCTGCGTGCCGGCAGAGCGTCCGGCGTACACAGAACCCTTCACGCCCACACGACGATCGCTGTCGTACGTGTGAAGATGCTCGCGCCCAATATTGAACACTCTGCGCGTGTCCTGCGACGTCACCTCGAGGCATCCCAGCGGCGCCGAGATGATGCGGAACAGCTGAGCGTCCTGCTCCTCTGTCTTTCCGGCTTCGCCGCACTCGTTGCTCGCTCTGATCTCTTTGCGCACGCAGCTGCAGTTCATCGAGCTGTATTCTTCATAGTACGTCGTGTACAGCGGATCGCCGCTGAGAACGCTCTCGAACTGCTCTTTGACGTTTTTGTACACCTCTGGCACGCGATCGCCGCGAACCATAAAGCCGTGTATCATGTCCTCCTCGTCGTTCTCGTTCTCGCCGATCTCGTACTCCTTTTCCACACACGCTTCGAAGCAGTACCTCACGGCATCCTCGCGCGTCACTGCGGGAGACTTGTCCTTGAACTCGGACGCGAACACGTACTTGTGCGCTGTCTCGTAGGTTTCGTGCAGACAGGGCATGTCTGTGATATGCTCGTAGTCGTACAAGTAGTCCACGCGCGGCGTATCGTCGTTACAGTCGGTCGCGCGTCCAATCACGCGTATCTCGTCGGCGTTCGTCGCGTAGTTAAACACGCTCCTCGACTTGTCGGCGTCAGGCAGCGACACGTTCTGAGTGATACCCGGATGTGGACGGCATATCTCTAGCAGTGAATCCTTGAAGAAGCTCTCGTCGCGAATAGGTGCGCGATTCTCGAACGGCGTGAAGGACATGTAGCGATCCGAAGCGTACACGGTACCCTTGGGACAGCAGCCTTCGCCCAAGCGCGCGTCCTCTTCCGACAAACCATTCAAGCACGTGCAGTACTCGCCGTCCTCGGACTCTATGCCCCCGAGAATGCACGTCTTACGAGGATCTCGACACAAATCACCCGTAAAACCCCGCATGCACGAGCAGTCGCGACGATTGAAGTTTCCGTCCACAGGATCGCGCTGGTCCTCTGACACGCACACCGACTGAGTGCCCACAAACTCGTACATGTCGTACAAAGAATTCTCCGAGTGAGCGCACGCGGTGTCCTCAAATATGCAGTAGCACTCTCCGTCCTCGGGACTCCCCACCGTGCGCTTGATCATGATGCCGATCGCCGGATCCTCTCCAAAAGGGTATAAAGAGGTCGAGGCTGGCGGATCCTTGTCGACGCACGCCTCTGCACACACATCCGCCTCGCGCCCGATCTTCAATCCGGGGTTCATATTGTTCTCGCCGTACTCGAACATCTTCACCATGCGCCCCTCACACTCCGCATCGCGCTGTATGAGCTCGATGCGTGAGGGAGTCGTATGCATATCAAAAAGATCTACTGGCTCTGCTGCGCACAAGCACATATCAATAGATAACCAATCTCTTCTCTCAGCGCACTGAATATTCGACTCGTGCGTATTGTAAAACACAACGTAGTTTCCAAACACCGTATATGTTAAATGACACCCATGCGCTAACGTTGGGTCGTTTTGAAGTGGAGCTGAGTTATGTACAGTGACATAATCAATCGCATCTGCTATCGCAAAGCACTCTTCTTTCGATAAAAAGTCCCTGCAGTACCCCGACGAGCGAAAAACTGCTATAAACTCCGAGACTCCACACGGGTCCTTGTCGTAACAAATGCACTCTGTACCCTCGAGCGAGTTGGGCATCACGGTCATGTACGCAGTGAACACCGCCTCCGCAATATTCCATGTGCGCCCGCGTCCTGTGGGAAGCATTGTAGAGTCCACCTTGTCCGAACTCTGACCGTCGAGTGCCGTCCAAACGTCCTCGGCGTCGGCGCACTCCTGCTGGGTCGTCAGATTCTGACACCAACACTTGAACACGTCGCGCTGCTCGTAGTACTTTCTGCCGCCGAGTCCAAAATTCGCGGTGGGATCGTCGTACATGCCCTCTGGCAAAAACTCGTGCGTAAATACCGCCACCGCCGCCTTGGTGTAGTCACCCTCTTTGGACACGCCGTTGCGCGCGCACTGCTGCACGCAATCGACCATCGACACAGCGTCGTAGGGCACGTGCGGCTGAATCGTTTTGCCGTTCTCCCCGCCAACACGCCCAAACGCATCTCTATCAATACACGCGTGCGTCACGACTTGGCTTTCAGCGATGGCGTTTTCAATGCGGATGTCCACCACGATCCGATCCGACTCGTACTTGCACTGCTCCTTGCACGTGTCCTCCATAGAGAAATCCGTCACCTCGATGATCTGCCGCTTATCGAGCACGTCGTTCTTGCAAAAACATCCCTCGGCGCAATCCGTGCCGCTGCCAGTGTTGAGCGCGAACGTAGAGTCGTACATAATGCAACCGGGAGCGAGGTCGTCTCTGGAAATACGCTCGAGCTTGAACTCGTAGGGAGAGCGACACACGCGCTGCAATCCGGACGCAGTGTTGGGCGACTCGCTAAAGTACGCCTGGGTTCCGAACGTGCACCCTTTCGGCTTGGAATCGTCTCGCGTGACCCCCGGCTTGCCCAGGAACACCGCCGCCTGCTCGCACGTCTCCAACGTCAGGTCGCAGCGCGTCACCAGCGTCGCGGTCACCGCCTCCAACACAAACTCGGGGAAAAACTCACTCACGGCAATCATACACTCTTGGGGATCCTCGACGCGCACCTCGCAGTCGTCCGAAAACGTGTACGCCTTGACCACGAGAGGCAGCTGGGACGTGCACAAACCGTCGAGCTCCATGCTCGTGGACTCTTCAGACGAAGCGGGAAACACCCTGGTGCCCACCTCGGCGCAACCGTCAAAACTGGCAGTGATCGTATCGTCCTCAAACGTCTTGCCCAAAAACGCCGCCGCCTCGCGACAATTCGCCGGATCGACGTGCACGAAACCGTCCGTACCGCACTCGTGCGCCACATACTTGAGGGTTTTGACGTACAAAGGTTCACTGGCGCTCGTGACGTGCACCATAGCGTCCCCGTCGTTGTTGCGCGGCGCATTATCGAACGTCACGTCGTCGTCCACCTTGCCGCAAAAACACTGCGTCTGGGTCTCCGTAATCGTACCCAACCCCAACAAAGATCCCCAGTTGCACGTGCCCCTGCCGTTGCAGGGTCCATCCTCCCCCATGCCCCTGCACGTCTTGGTACCGCGCGCGCCAAAGTACCCCTCGGCTGGCGTGCGGCAGTTATGACCGGTATAGTGACCCATAGCATCATGCTCGAAACAGCGACACATACCGCAAATGACCCTGTAATTGGGCAGCACGGCGCAAGGGAGCACCACAGGGCGGTGCTCCAACTCTATCAGAGGCATCGTGTGCCGCTCGCGCGTGCTCATCACAGTGTCGAAGCAGGGCATGTGAGGCTCGGCGGATTTGTACGGCTTGCGGTACAGCGCGCCGTAGACGTAGTAGTCGTTCGACACGGTAGGACGCTCCTCGACGGGGATCAGCACGTCGCCGAACACCCTGTCGTATAGAATCCAATTTTCCTCCGACACGAGCGTGCCAATGATCTCACCGTCGTCGTTCGTCGCGGTATTGCACTCGGCGGCGTCCACAAGCAGACACTGACACGTACCGGCTGTAGGTATGATGTTGAAGCCTTCGTACTGCGCACACAACGTCATGCACGCGTCCAGGGCGCCGTCCACGGGAAGCTGGTACTCTACCATGGGTGCCTCGCAGCGTTTGTCGAGCTCCTCGACGCGAAAGTAGTAGCCGAGCGTCACGTTCAGGCGCTGGTAGATCTCCGCGCCCTCGGACTCGAACACGTAGTGCACCGTATCGTTGATCCGCACGAGCTTGTCGCGCGCCAAGTAACCGAGCTCGTAGGGACAAACCCACGACTCTATGGCGTCGCGCACCTCGTAGATATCGTCGCGCTCGTACTCAATCTCACGCTCCTCGCACGTGCCGTGACCCGAGCAGCTCAGAGGTCCCGGATTCGCCTCGCAGCGGAGATGGCACTTGTACCCGGTAAACGACTGATCACAATCGCAGCCGTTCGTGTCGCGGCACACACCATGACCAGAACACACACTGTCCATCGTACGCATGTCGTAGCCGGGACAAAACTGGTCGCACGCCACTCCGCGGTACGGCGTCTGAAGACTAGTCGGCTCCTCATACAGAAGACCCACGCCAGACTCACCCAAATCCAAATCCTCCGCGTAGTCGCACACGCACTTGCTGCTCACAACAAACCCCTTGCCGCTGCAAGGCACCTGGTCCACGGTTCCAGGCGCCTCGTTCGAACAATCGCCGACGCGGTACGACGTGCCGCGCGCAAAGTGCTTGAGCGCGCGAATGTGGCTGCAAGGGACCTCCAGACGATGCTCGAGATCCTTGTAGCAGCGCAGGAAGCGACTGCGATCCTCCCAGGCGGCAGCGAGCTCGAGCTCCTGAATCGCGTAACGATCGACATAGGGGTCGCGGAACGCATAGCGATCCACGTTCTCGTCGGAATCGCAGTTGTTCGTGCAGAAACACTGCGAACGATTGAGCGCGAACGCCTCCACGTCCATCGCCGAGCACGCGCCGGCGCAGAACGCCATATGGTCCTCGAAATCCGTCAAATCCAACTGCACGGGGATCGCGTCCTCGCACATGCCGCCGCCGGCGAACGAGTACGGCGCGTTCCTGTCCACCAACTCGAAACGCTCGGTGTCCATCGACGCAGGACACTCCACGTCGGAGGAATCCTCTGAGCACGCGCACTCGTTGCCGCGCTTGAAGAACGACTGGGCAATGCCACCCTTGGTGCCTCCTCCGCACACGCAACACTCATTGACCGCGTCGAACGTCTTGACCTGCTGCAAACACTTGCCGTTGCAGTTCGACTCGGCGCACTGCGCGTCCGTCAAAGGCAACGCCGAACCGGTACAGTCACTCAAAGGCATGCGGCACACGCACTTGTTCTCCGAAGTACACTCGTTGAGCTTCTCGCACATCGTGCGCGTCTCGGCACAGTCGGACACCTCAATCCTGCCAATCATCGGCGAGTGCAGCGTGCAGATGTACGTGTACGTACCCTGCTCCATAACGCCCTCGTGCGAAGGGAGATTGAGCGCGTCCTGCCAACTCACGTCGCCGCGCACCACCTTGAACGGATGCCCCTCGAACAACTTGTTGACGACCAAATTATCCCCGGAACACGCGGTTATCGTAGGATTGGGAGAACCGTTGATCACGTACACGATGCCGTTCCCAGACTGCACGTTGAGCACAACGTCCTGGCTCTCGTGCGCGTCGTACGTACAGTCACACGCCGTGTGCGTCTCGGCACAGTCAGACACCTGAATTCTACCAATCATCGGCGAGTGCAGCGTGCAGATGTATGTGTACGTACCCTGATCCATCACGCCCTCGTGCGAAGGGAGATTGAGCGCGTCCTGCCAACTCACGTCGCCGCGCACCACCTTGAACGGATGTCCCTCGAACAATTTGTTGACGACCAAATTGTCCCCGGAACACGCGGTTATCGTAGGATTGGGAGAGCCGTTGATCACGTACACGACGCCATTCCCAGACTGCACATTGAGCACAACGTCCTGGCTCTCGTGTGCGGACGACGTACAGTCGTCCGAAAACACCTTTTCTGGGTGCAACTCTCTAGCCAAAGAGCAGTCTCTCGCGGTCACGTAGCCGTCCGTGCACACGGGCATCGACACGTACGGAGAAGTCTCTACCGTTTTGCACACGTCGTACGTTGGAAACATCTCTCTGGGCAACACTCTTGGGTTTGCAGGCATCGAGAAACCCTGCGTGCCGAACAACACCTGTGTGGTGTGCTCGTAGTAAGGTCGCGTTCGCTTCGTGTAGGATATCGCGGGGACGTTGAGCACCTCGGAACGCCTGTACCTGTACGTAGTGCACGATCCGGACGTAGGAGTTCCACAGGCGCACGTGAACTGCGTCACCGTGAACACCGGCTCCTGCTTCTCAAGACATATCGCGAGGCACGATTCGACGTCGAAACCGCCCTCAATATTCTCCACGCAGTACGCATCGTCCTCGCACTTGCCCCCAAGCGTCTTACTATCGTAGAGCGCCTGATCGATTGACGTTATGTCCGTCACGCCGGAAAACCAAATACTACCGAGCTGATTGCCGCTCAAATCGGTCGGCACGACGCGCAATCCATCCGAACCGCTGGGTCGATAAAACAACAACTTGTCCCCCAAACGGTAGGGGTGGTGCCTGCGATTTTCGTAGCTAGTGTAGACGAAATCACCATGAATCGCGGTGCAAATCTCCCCGTCCTTGCACGCGTGATCTCCGCCGGTCACACAACCCTCCTCCCTGTCGTACATGACCCCAGGCACGGCTGTCTCTTTCAACATACACCGCGAGTCGGAAGTGCAAGCAATCTCGCCGTCGTCTCCCCAGTTCCACACACCGTTTTCTATGTAACATCCGCGACGATCGCCGAGCTGCAGGTTGAAACCGCTAGCCACTTGACACTCCTGGTAGGTCAGCAGCAGCGCCTCTGTGCCGCAATAGCAGTCTCTCTGCATGCTGTACTGATTCGTGCCGGAAGAAGACGTCAACTCCAACTTCTTGTACGTGCCGTCGTTGACCCACACTTCGCCGCACCTGTTCGGATCGAACGCCAGACACCTGCAATTCGAACCCAACACGAAGCTCTCCGCGTCGTACGCACCGGCGCCGCTCTGCAAACACGCGGCGTAGCAGCCGTCCGGCGTCGTCACACTGTGGGTCGTCGATTCAGAAGAGTCGCAAAACGCGTCGGTATGCAACAGCGTGTAGCACTCGTTCACACACATGACCTCGCTCGCCGTCGTGAACTTTCCCGTATTCACAAGATTGTCCGTTCTGGTTTTTTTCGTCTTAATGTTGAAGAACACACACGCACTCGCGGTGCACGTGCACGTTGCCTGAGACATATCTACCGCCGTGAACACGTAGCGATTCGTCCTCTCGTTCGCGTGGTACGTCACCCAGTCCACATTCGTGTCCGCTCCAGACGTCTCGCACCAACAACCAGGCAAATAATCATAATAGGTGCCAAACTCCGACTCGATGAACGCCTTGTTCCATATCCAAAACGCAACCGCAGAAGCGTCCGTGACGCAGCGCGCGGCACAGTCGGCGCGGCGCTGCTCGTCGGTTCCAGTAGGACAGTCCTGCTTTCCGGTATTCGCAGTAGAATCGCAAGGTTCGTACCTGTAGATATTGGACTCGGTGTCCGCACGCGTGTTCGACCTCAAGTAATGCGTGCGCGAACAGTCTGGGTCATCGACACCACAAGACACTTCCGAATTACGATCACCGCAAAACGCAGCGCACTCCTCGCTCGTTTTCCCCGTCGTCTCGATCACAGGACAAGGCGATTCCTGCACTCTCGTGTACCGATACGCGCTGTCCGTCTTTCCGACCCAATACCTGTACATCGTGCCCACGCCGCTCGTCAGCACGCACTCGTCCTGCTCGCACACACAAAACGATATCGAATCCGTAGGAACTATACGGAAACGAGTACCGCATTGGGAATGGCAGTCCTGCGGAGTAATCGTATACTGTGCGATCGCGTAATTATTTTCCGCCGCATCTGCTGCCAGCATCGTTGTGAGCCGATCGTCAGCCGTCTGCACGATTCTAAAGTTTGACACGGAAAAAGACACGATCGAACCGGTATCGAACTGCGCGCGCGTCAACGTGCCGTACGTGCCGAACAGTTGCCGAGACTCTACGGAATTCCCCTCCAGGTCGGTCAGCGTGGCGTGGACGCCCTCGGACGTGCAAAAGTGCTCGATCGTGTAACCAATATAGTTTGAATCTGTGTAATAAGATCCTTCCGAACACGAACCGCCCGAAGGCGCTACGGTATAGCAAAAGCAACGCCCCGAGGACTCCAATACGAGGAACATAGCTGCGCTGTACCACTCATGATTGTTCCAGTAATTCGGATTGTACGGTGCAGAATCTATTACATTGTCGTTGTTCGCGTTGATGCACGCCTCGTAGCACGCTTTGGTTCTTAGCTCTGGCGTTGTCGCATACGAAGGAAGATCTCCTCCAGCGTAAGGACGCACGGAATTCGAGTAGTCCGAGCGCATGCAGTACTCTCCAGATATACCCGATGGCAAACCCGTCTGGCGCGTGGCTGTCGAGGATACGTACTTGTCCGCGCACGGTGATGTCTGGCGCTCACATCTCTCGCCCTCGTACCCGGACGGACACGCGCACGCGAATCCGTTCCCCTGCACGCTGCACGTCCCCGTATAACAAGGATTCGGACTACACGGCGTCTCGCACGTGTGCTCTATATTGTATCCGACGTAGGTAGAAGATGAACTTTCTGTGTAGTAGGTGCCTGCAGGACACGAACCACCCGAAGGCGCGTCTCCGTAACAGTAACACCGTCCGTCAGTCTCCTTCACGAGAAACGTTGCCGCATTGTACCACTCTTGATTGTTCCAGTAGTTCGGATTGTATGGTGCAGGATCCATCACATTATCGTTATTCGCGTTGATACACGCCTCGTAGCACGCCTGCGCTCTGAGCTCGGGCGTCGTCGCGTACGAAGGAAGATCTCCTCCTGCATAAGGGCGCAACGAGTTCGAGTAGTCCGAGCGCATGCAGTACTCTGCAGATATACCCGATGGCAACCCCGTCTGACGCGTGTAGGTCGAAGTGGTGTACACACCCGAAGAACACGGCGACGTCTGACGCTCGCACCTGACCCCCTCGTACCCGGACGGACAAATACACTTGAAATAGCCGTTCAGCCTTTTGCACGACCCTGCGACACAAGGGTCCGAGTCGCACTCCATATCCGCATCAGACGTCGCGAACGTTTGAGAGAACAACAAATTGGCACCCAGACGGTGGGGCGACTGGTCCAAGCCAAGCAACTCGCCGCGAACATCGGCACATGTCGCACCGTCGGCACAATTACTGAAAGAGTCGCTACGCGCAGGCACGCTGCCCTCAAAGTTCTCCAGACAGTATCCGCCGGCACTACACGCTGTACCATAGCTGCTGCTAAACATAGACTCCTCGATCTCAATCACATTCGTGACATACAAATTGTAATTGCCTTGCACGTTGCCCTGCAAATCCGTCGCTATGATCGCGTTCACATTCGACGCGTGCATGAACAATAACCGATTACCAAGACGGAACGGATGCTGCGAGAATCGGTTTCCGCCGTACACCCAATCACCGTACACGCTGTCGCAAAACACACCGTCGTCGCATCCCTTATACTCACATATGCACGGTAAATCCGTACTACACTGTACGGGTGCTCTCGTGGGTTTCATGTAGACACCATTAGTAGTATATTCGTGGCAGCCGAATGGCGCGCTCGAATAGTCTGAGTCGTGAATCTCAGTCGCAGAGATACCCAGCGAAGCGGTTGCCAACAAACACCTATCTTTGCTCGTAATATACCCCCACCCAGGCTCCGAGGTGCAGAAACCCGACGTACGGCGCTTGTACGCGTCCGAATTCGCACGTAAGCTAGCAGAACGTTGTACCCCCGCAGCGTCCACCGAACCCTCACACTTTTGCGCACCCAGATTCGTAAAGTCGTCCACGACGTTGTCAGACGTACAATCCGAACTACACTGACACCAGTACGTAGACGTCAAACGCAGACTGAAATCACCCGGACACGTGTTCGCGCACGCCTCTATCGCTGTCGAACGAGAGTTCGTGTCAATGTACCCTGACGTGTACAAGCCATCGGATCTCAGCGTGTACGTGGGGCACCTGCCGCTGCCAATATACTCGATCGACTCCTCCGTGCACGTGTCAGTACGTTCGGCAAACGTGCAGAAACAACCCGCATTGCTGTCCGTTATAAACCCAGTCGCTTCGCCAGAACACGCCGAGAAACAAGACAATACACCCAGATTGTCCCCGACGTGCCTTAGTGTGTACTTGGGACATTTCGTACTTATTTGCTCCCACTCGTACTCGAAATCCAGGGGCAACGGCACAAACGGTACGGCAGCAGGAACGCTGTAGCGATGCGGCTCCACAAAGTAGATATCATCACCAATAGAACTCTCATAATTCACGGCGTAGCGCTCCCAAGCAGACGTCTCCTCAAACGACGCAGGCACACCGGGAAGCGCTCCGTACGTGCACTGCTTGGCGAGCACGCACTCCCCATCGTTGTACGCATAATAGTTGCACTCGCCGACGCAAAGCGCCTTGCACGCCGCCAAGTCTGACACAGTGTGCTCCGAAATCACCTCGGGACCCACGCACTTCCCGGTACCCAAATACCCTCGCCATATGCAGTCGTAGTCGCTCAAACGACAATCGTTACCCCAAGAAAAGGAGTCGCACCGAGGCATGTCCAGACACGCCTGGAGACACTCCTGCAGCGTGCTCACGGACGGCGTGTACGGATTCGGGCGGTTGTGGAAGGGCAAATCGGTCACCATGGCACATCGCTTATCCAACTTATTCGCATACCAATACAAAGACAAAGGCAACTGCTCGGCGCGCGCGGCATAAGACACAACCTGCGACGTCATGTCCACCAGAGAAGAGCGCACAATATCCTCCGAAGCCACATCCAACGTCGCTCGCACGCGCTCCACGCACACGCACGTGAATCCCAAACATCCCACAGACGTCTGCGCCGTGTTCCAACGATCGTTCACGCAACCCGAAGGAAGCGAGGCATCGTGCACCTCCTGCAGAAGCTCTCCCGCGCGCCTGGTCGCCACGAGACACTCGGCGCGGTTGGCGCGCGTACCGCAGTCTCCCACACCCGGATCGCCCCACACGTACCTACGACGCGTAAAACGATGCTTCACGACTCTATTGATATTGAAGTTCTCCAGACAGTAGCCACCACTACTGCACAAATTACGATAGCCACTGCTAAACATAGACTCCTCGAGCTGAGAGAAATCCGTAATGTCCAAATAATAATTATTGAGCACGTTGCCCTGCAAATCCGTCGCTATGATCGCTGCCACATTCGACGCGTGCGTGAACAACAAACGATCCCCGAAACGATACGGGTGCTGCGTGAATCGGTTTCCGTAATACACCCAATCCCCCGTCACGATATCACAAAACGCCCTGTCCGCACACTCGTTATTCACGTCACTCTCGCCGTTTCCAAACCGCATGTAGCCGTCCAACACGCACACACTACCAGACACATGCATACGGAAACCCATCTGCGCCGCCGCCCTCTCACACTCTGCCAACTCGGTCACAACAACACTGGCACCCGCCGTGGCACCCACCGTGGCACCCACCGTGTAATCCCACTCCGGCTTGGCAGAACACACACCGCCCTCAGACGCACGTCCGCACAAACCCACACCCAACGCGGTGGGATTGTAGATCAACTGGCTCTCGCGCACCGCGCAGCGCGCCACAGGAACTCTATGACCCTCCATGTCCACCGAAGGCGCGTCGCAAGAACCCGAAAGACATACGCAAGAGGCGCCCAGGACAAACACGTCGTCGTAGTCGGCGCAGCGAGACGTACACTCAACAATCTTCTCCTCGAGCGTGCCCACAGCGCAATCAGCACACGCCGTCACAGACTGCTGAGACGCACAACGACCAGACACACTCGCCACAGGAGACGCGCACGGGAACAACATCAACGTCTCCACACTACCGGCTTCGCAAGACGACAAACACTCACACGTATCCGTAAAACGCGCAAATCCAGAATCACCACACACCTGCACACACTCCATCAACGTCGTCGCGCTCGACTCCTCAGACACGCACGTCCCACGACGCACTCTCTCGTAGCAGTAGTGATCCTCGCCGTACACGTCAGCGAGCTCGAACGCCGCCTGAGAACACTGCAGCGGCGTCATCTGCACACCGCACTCACCCTCAAAGTAATGCGTGATCTCACCGGACGTATGACCCACGCGGTACGCACAAATCTCCTCGTCGAGCTCAGGCGCCACCTCGCACGAACTACACTGGCACTGCACGCCCTCGCAAGTCACCTTCGCTTCCGTAGGATCCGTCTCGGGGCGATGGTAGTGCACGCCCCCGTCCAAGACACAACCCGCCGGCTTCGACATGTCCGCGCCGCCCCACTGCGCGCTCAGCGCGCGACAAGCGCTCTCCGAGTCGATCGTGCGGTACCCGGCTGACTCACACGTGCCAGACATGACAGAGACGACGCACGTCTTGGGCAACGGATCCAATCCATGATTCCAACACAAACAACCGACACAGTGATCCACCTGCACCGAAGGAGGCGACACCCAACCCTCATGCGTACAGCCGTAGGACGCACCCGGATACTCCGCCCTCTTCTGCGTGAAACGCGCGTCGACGCTGAACGGCACGCACTGCGCCTCAGTGAGAGGAAGATATCCGTAGAACTCGCAGTTCTGCTCGTAAATCACCACCAACTCACTCTCGGGAGGATCCGCGGACAAAGGACACTGAGACTGCACCGAAAACGAATACGTATGAGGCACGTCCATATCATACATCGCGCCCTGCGTCTCACCAATCACACACCCGGACATTGTCGTACTCGACAAAGGCACCATGCTCGTGAACGGCACCGAGAACAAATTCAACGCCGCCTCGCAAAACGAAGGCGTCAAAGGCACGTAGCCGCGCGTCGCGCACGTACCGGAACTTATCGTCACGTACGCAGCCTCCACGTCAAACTGACCGCAATCCTCCGGTGAGTAGTCGTCACACGTGTTGCCCATCAAATCCAACGCGTCCGTATTATAACACACCTCATTACCCTCACACTCGCCGCACATCGCGCTCTCAAACCAATAGTAATTGCGAGGACAATACTCGAATCCCAAAGAGCGCACGTTGACCGTGAGCGGAGGCGTGAACGTCAAAAAAGGAGTGTACTCCACCATATCGTACCCCTGCATCAACGCCACACGATAACTACCGGCAGGATTCAAATACTCAATGCCGTCCGACACGGTCATGTACGGCTGCGCGCACTCGCAAATACCCTTATATACGTTGCAGGAGCTGTCGGGGAGCATAATGTTGCAGGTCACGAGCGTCTGAGACAACCCCTCGAACGCAGTGCCCGACACGGAATCCCACAACGTACCGTTCGCAAACATGCCGGTAAACGAACGCTCACCCTCAGACGTCAACGCCAGCGCGCCGTCAGGCACGGTCACGCTCACAAGCTCCTCGTAGTTGCACTCGTAGCGCTCCACCGACACGGGAGTATCCACGTCCGAACTGCAGTGGAACTCGGACGCATTGCACGTCACAGAACATCCCTCCTCGGGGTTGGCAAACGGCTTGACACACTTGCACGTACCCTGAATCAAACCCAACTGCTTGCCGGTACCGGCAACGCAACGACCCCAAGGAGGATCCTCGTCCTCGCCGCACGGGGACGGATTCTCGCGTCCGGTAGGCACAGGACACTGAGACTCACACGCCTTGCCACCCACACCCAAATTGTCCGACTCACAATCACACTCCAAGTACGCACAAGAACCTCTGACAGTGTTCCCCGCCAAATAATCCACACAAAACGCATCCCAATCCGCGTCGGCACACGGATCAGGCAACGGCGTCTCCACACCCAAAGGCAAATCCACACATCCCTCCTGGTAATTCTCACAACCGGCGCACGCACGAGACTGCTCGTACAACATATTGTCGAAACCACCCGTCTCGTTCACAAGAGACTTGCGCCACGCGCACAAAGGTCCCCAGTCGTAGTCCAACTCGACGATCGTAATGCCCTCGCACTGCGTGTACAAATTCCCGGCGCGGCGCTGCAAACGCTCACACTCGCTCGTCGTGTAGTTGTACAGCATCAACGTCACGTCCCCGCTGCCAATCACCGTCAAACGATCCACAGACGCCTCGACCCTCGACGCGTAACGCACAGAACTCGACGAATGCCACGCAAGCACGCGGACATTCTCCCCAGTCACCAACATGCGATCCCAGTACGCCTCGGGAATCGAACGCGTCTCCTCACCGTCCACCGCAAACGAGTACACCTTGGGAGCCGAACACGACGCGTAGTCGGGCATCGCGCGCCAACCGTCGCGAAACAAACGCTTCTGAGAAGGATTGAACGTATAAATGTCCACGTCCGGAATCAACGCGTCGCGACACTCGGTGTACAGGTCGGACACGCACACGTCGTCCAAAGAAACACCCTCGTACCACATGCGGAACTCGTAGGGATCGCGCACGGTGTCGGTCGTCAAAGGCACGGCGGAAGGGAAACGCCAAGGCTCACTCATCAACGAAGACATCGAAGACGCGTGATCCACCTCCCAGCGCCGCTTCCAATCCACGTCTGAAGGCTCGTAGTCGACGCAAAACTCCGGATCGTCGCACCTGCCGTTTCGCGTGCAGTTGTTCGCGCGACTCAAACACCAATCGTACACACTCACCTCACCCTCGAGCACGCGCTTGTCGCAAATATCCAACACATAATCACCACCAAGAGACGCACACTCGGAAAACGACGCGTCCAAATGACGCGCCAAACACACACCGTTCTCGTCCACGCAACACGCATCCACTCCGCGCAACTCAGGCGGCGTATCCGCATGGTAACAAAACATATCGCGATCGTAACGCTGCGCAAGGATCGCAACCAGACGATTCGCATCTTCAGCGTGCTCGGTATCGGTACAATCCCCGTCGGCGTCGCACGTCGCGTCATCCGTAAACAACAACACACTCCCATGACCGTTGCACACCTTACCCTCGAACTCGGGCGCCGTCACATGACAACGATCCCCATAAAAACCAGGATCGCAGCGACAACGACCCTTGACACACGTGCCGCCGTTCTCACAACCTCCAGCAACACACACCTCACAAGACTGCGTCAACGGATTCAACTGCTTCGATTCCGGACACAAACACCCCGGAACCACGTGAGAACACATGCCGCCGGAATCCTCGTTCGTGCACGCCTCGTCGCACTTGACATCGCAACGCTCGCCGTAAAAATCCGCCACACACGACGTACAATCCGACTCGACCGAAAAACCAGCATCGCACTCGCACATATACATATTCGGACGATCGATCGGATCGAAATCGTCGCGCACCCTGCCACTATTGCACACCGAATCCGGCACGATGCTACGACACGGATTCGAATAATTCGTCTTCGGATACGCATTGGACACACACGCGTCGCAAAACTCACCGACAAAACCAAAATCACACACACAACCATAATCGCCGTGATTGTTGATCTGCACGAAACGACCCGCATTGCAATCAGGCTTCACAATATCACAATCAGGACCCGCGTACGCGTCCGAACACATCTCACAATACTTTCCCGCAAAACGCTCGCCGCATATGCACTCACCGTCCCCACACACACCGCGACTCCCGCACGTTAAATCAGGATGACAATCACACGACGTACCTTTCCAACCGTCGTCACAAACACAACCACCCACACCCGGCTCACACCCACCGTACACACGATTGAACGGAGTACGCGCGCCGCGCACGCAACAAGGCAACTCACAACCAATACCAGTACGATCCTGCTCGCAATCGCACGTCGGCGTACCGTCCACCATACGACACACACCGGCACCGGAACAAAACAAAGGGCAAGAAAACTGACACACATCACCCACAAAATTATTCACACAACGACAAAACGCACCGTTCTCATCGTAGTCACACACGCCACCATTGCGACAATCAGGACACGTAAACTCACAGTGATCCCCAGTATAGTACAAATTATCCTCGTTCCTCTTACACACCACCTCGCCGTCCAAACACACGCCGCGATCAGGACGATGCCAGCGCGCAATACCACCCAACGCGATATGATCGACGATCTCACCGTCCTCGTCCGACTCTGCCTCCTTGCACAACACGTCGCAGTGCAAACCGAAATAGTTCGCCTTGCAGACACCCGTGCAGTCCAACGGAGACACGGCTGTACACTCCACGCAATTCACACCCCAAAACTTATTCTCACACTCACAACCGTAAATGGCATCCGGAGAACTCGGCGTCGTAATACGATCCACCTCCCACACACTACTCACCAAACGACCATAACCACAATTCACCACCTCACAATGATCACCGCTATACGGCTCGACACACACGCACTTATTATCCACGTACGCACCCACTCCACACGCATTCAACACCTTATCTACTCTATTCGACAACAACTGCACGCCCACGGCAATCAACACCACCAACAACGCGGCGACGACGCAGCCGACGGTGCGGAGACTTACTTTCTGTCCGCACATTTCAGGGCAACACACCCCCTAAATAGGAACTCAAAGAGACCACCCGAACAAGCAAGAGCACAGCAAAAATCAACCAATCACGCGTCGAAAGCACACTGCCACATATTGTACACGCGTGAAAACCACGACAATGCAGAGTAAACAAACAGGAACGACACAAAGGCGCACCACAACGACAAGGAGACACACTAGACGTAGGTGAAAGACAAACGTAACAAGACATTTTCTATACAAATATTTAAGTTATACGATACACCATTAATGTGCAAATGCATTTGCAAATGCATCATCTGTATACCGTTCATATACGCCATACTGTGGATCATCTTTCTACTGTTAGACTACAACCCAGAATACAAATGCCCAGAAGGGGTTTGTATAGGCAATATCACACACAAAGGAAAATGCGGCAATTGCAGCAACGTACATGACCTACAAGCGTACGAGGATACCAAAGACACTCTGTCCACAAAAGCCAGAGAATGCGCCATATGGGACGCCACCACATCCTGTCTCGACGAACTCACCACACCATGCGCACAATGCTGGGTAGACAACATGAAATGCACAAGAAACCACTGCTGGTTCGTATGCGCATGGGCACTCCACTTTCCAAACATTCACACGAAATGCATCGACTGCGACGAACTGCACTGTGGAAACAATTTCACAAAATGCGCTGGACTCAACCGAAGAAGAGCCAACATCACCACAGACATTCCCAGAAAGGAATGCAAAAATTAAAAATAGAAACTAAAAATAGAAACTAAAAACGCAGAAAAACAGCAAAACTATCACTGAGGTCAGTATACCTGCGCCCCCTAAAGCGCCCCCTAAAGCGCCCCCTGCCGCCCCTGCCGCCCCTGCCGCCGCCTTTTCTGCCGCCTTTTCTGCCGCCGCCGC